GGTCCGCATCTGGTTGAAATGGCGATCCTGCAAGTATCACATAGGGTAGTAACTGGTTGAAATGTCAATCCTGAGCGTATCCCATTGTGTGACAAATCTCCTCGACACTCCTTGCTTTCCATCGGGTCACCAAGCGTATCATAGTACTATGGACAGCAACGAAACAAACGGTTCGGAGCCCACCAACGCGGAGCTCGAGGCTCAACTGGATCCTTCGGCAACGGAGGAAGACCTCGCTCTACGGATCCTGCGTGAAGGTTTGGTTCCAGCTGCCCAGTCCATCGTCCACCTCGCCGCCTATTCGGCCAGTGAGTCTGTGAAGCTGTCCGCCGCGAAGTACGTGATCGACCGGAACCTCGGACCGATCGCAAAGGCGGGAAACAACGGGGACGAGGACATGTGGCAGACACTGATTGATACCATCATGCGCCAGGAAACCGGTGGCAACTAGCACCCAACCAACGTCTCGCGTCAACCGCCGTGCCTTGTTCGAGGTCATGGGATACCACCCCCATGCCAAACAGTGGCTGTTCCACGACTCCGGAGCTCGGTTCCGTACCGCAGTGTGTGGACGTCGGTTCGGCAAATCCCGGATGGCCGCCTCTGAGATCACCGCCGAGCTCATGGATCCTACCAAGAAGGTCATCGGGTGGATTGTCGGACCGACGTACAACCTCGGTGAGAAGGAGTTCCGGTACGTTTGGGAAGATATGCAGGCGCTGAAGATCCTGCATAAGCTACCTCGCAAGGCGTACAACGTACGGACCGGCGAGATGTTCATCGAGATGCCGTGGGGCTCCCGTGTAGAGGTGAAGTCCGCACAGTACCCAGATGGCCTGGTTGGTGAGGGGCTGGACTTCGCGGTGTTCTCGGAGGCTGCGAAGCACTCTCGCTCTACGTGGGAGAAGCAGATCCGACCGGCGCTGGCGGACACGCGCGGGTGGGCGGTGTTCCCGAGTACGCCTGAGGGGTTCAACTGGTACTACGACCTCTACATGCTGGGGAAGGACGATCGCTATCCGGATTACGAGTCGTGGAACTTTCCTAGCTGGGATAATCCGTACGTTTACCCCGGTGGATTTGACGACCCGGAGATCCAGTCACAGCTGCGTTCACCTGACGACCCGTGGTTCTGGCAAGAGCTGGGTGCGTCGTTCCGGTCCTTCGTTGGGAAGATTTACAAGGACTGGACGGACGACTTGAACGTCGTGAACCATGTGTACAATACCGCCTGGCCGAACTACATCTTCTTCGACTTCGGGTACGCGGCGCCGTTCGTTGCCTTGGATGTGCAGGTATCGCCGAGTGACGAGATGTACGTATGGCGAGAGTGGTACAAGCCGGGGATGCCAACGTACAGGCACGCACAGGAGTTGAAGGTGAGGACGAACCCGCCTGGCTACGAGATCAGGTGCGGGTTTGGTGATGCGGCAGATCCGGGGGCGATTGAGACCCTGAGCACGATGTTGTGCCCTTGCTACGGCGACCCGGATGCCAAGGACTGGAGCCTGGGCATCAAGACGGTGACTGAGCTGCTTGCACCGTACGTGGACGAGCAAGGGGTGCGCAGGAGCCACTTGTACGTTGACCCTTCTTGCAAGAATACCATCTTCGAGTTCCAGAACTACCGGCTGAAGGCGCCCACCAAAGATGACGAGAACCCGAAAGAGGACCCGAAGAAGTGGGCGGATCACTCGATGGACGCCATTCGGTACGGTGCAATGCACCTGTTTGTGCTGGGGGCAAAGCACCATTTGACCGAGGTGTACAAGGAGAACCACGTGGTGAACCCGGACGTTGGGCCCGGTGATCCGCCGGATTACGAGGAACGACGTGTAGAGAATGGGTCGTTCTTTACGGTGCCTGAACGGTCGGTGTTCACTTTGTCGGGCTCGAACAAGCCGTGGTGAGAGGAACCCCTGTGGAGATTGTCATAAGGCAGGCCGCGGATGGGAGCTACACGTTCAAGGGCGCTCCTGAGGACGCGGTGTATTGGAAGACCGCAGAGGTCGAGGCTGCGGTCGAGGCGAAGTACCCGGGTGCGACGGTGACGTACCATATGGATGTGGTGCAACCGTGATTGACCCGCACTGGGCTGGCGTGGCTTCGGAGTTCCCGGACACCAACCAGTACCATCCACCGAAGGACTTTGGTGCCATTGCAACGGCGTTGAGGGATACTCGACCCCTTGAGTTCCGGGTAATGAACGGTTCGGTTGACTCGATCGACAGCGCTGCAGCAATGACGCTGAAGGGGGCGGAGGCGCGAGGTACAATCACGATGGGGTACGTCTTCGGTCCCTGGAACATTGATCACTTCCTGGCTTTGTACTCACCGAAGGAGGGGCGTATTCCCGAGGTGGACTTCGAAACGAACGGACCGCCTCTGACGGCAAAGGCTGCGGAGGATGCTGTTATCAAGTTGCACGCCGCGTGGGGTGTGTGGCCCGTGTTCTATTGCGGGTATTACCCATGGGTTGCGGTGGGGCAGCCAACCGGGACTGCACTCGAGAACTGCTTGTGGCTGCCACCACGGTACTCCAACGTGCCTCCTCAACGGCCTCGTGGACTTGGATCGGCGTTTGGCTGGCAGGACAACGACGGGACTGACAGGTACCCGAGGCCAGCGGGTGCGCATATCACGTTCCCAGGCATTGGGAGCTGTGATATGAACACGATGAACATTTCGGTGGCGGAGTTGCATGCACTTGCGAACGGAGGAACCGTGGCACTAGACCCTGTTGCTGACAAGGCGACGTTCAAGACCATGCTGGACGACGTGTTCGGAACGCCGTCGGAGGCCTATTGGGAGCGTTTCCTGATAGGGCTTGGCGACGGAGCGCAAGGACGTCCCGATCGACGGCAGTCCGATACGCTGCCTGAAGGCATCAAGCCGCCTTATGGGGCGGGATATGACTTCAGTCAGCGCTCTGGTGGCGACTTGACGAAGCACCATCACGAGGGCGGTACCACCGGAGATGCGGTAGCCGGTTAGGGACGTGACGTGACTGACGGCGAGCGTGCTAGGGTAGCGTACGTACTTGCGATTGCCCTGGGCACGGTTCTTGTCATCATTGCCATTACGGCTTTGTGGGCTGTGATAGGCGGTGCAACACTCGGGGAAGATGTCTCGAAGTTCCTCACCATTACACTAGGGGCTGTCATTGGGGCTTTGGCTGCATACATTGGAGCGAGGAAAGGAGGTGAATGATGGCAGCTGAAGAGCGCGAGTTCCTAACTCCACCGTCTGACGGTGGCGACTCTGTAGGCAATGAGCGTGGTAAGCCGGACATGCTCGAGCTTGGTGCCACAGGTCGATCTTCGTATGGCAACATCGTTATGGCGGAGTACAACGCGGACCTGCGAGGGATTCGTGGTACGTTGGTGTACGACAAGATGCGCCGTGGCGATGGTCAGATCCGCGGGACGCTGCGCCTCGTCAAGTCGCCAGTCACCTCCGCAAACTGGTTCGTTGACCCTCACTGCACCGAGGACCCGATGTGCATCGAGCAGGCGGACTTCGTGACTTGGTGCTTCGACCAACTCGACAGGTCGTTGGTTCGAGTGCTCTGGGAAGCACTGTTGATGCTCGACTACGGCTACTACATCTTCGAGAAGGTGTGGGCCTACGACACATGGACCCCTCCGGTAAAGGAGGGTGTCACTGGACGCGCACGACCGAGAGGTCGGCCTGTGGTGAGGTGGGCGAAGCTTGCCCCGCGTCACCCTCTGACCATCCAGTGGTTCAACTTCGGTCCGAACGGTGACCTCGACTCGGTTCAGCACCAGAAGATTTACGGTGACAATAGCCAGTTCGAGACCGTTCCGATCCCGGTTGACAAGTTGATCATCTTCACACTGGACGAGGAAGCTAACGACCCACAGGGCATGAGCATCCTTCGTTCGGCTTACAAGCACTGGTACTATAAGGACAACCTGTACAAGATCGATGCCATTCAGAAGGAGCGGCATGGCATAGGTGTGCCAGTCATCATCCTTCCGCCCAACTTCACGGATGACGACAAGAAGTTCGCCAACGAGATCGGGCGGAACTTGCGGACGAACGAGTCCGCGCACGTTGTTCTTCCCCCAGGGTGGGATCTCCACTTCGCGGAGATTCGTACTCAGCCGGCTGATGCGTTGAGGTCGGCTGAGCATCACGACATGATGATCGCCCGGAACGTTCTTGGGCAGTTCATCAACCTCGGGGCAGCTGCGGGAAGCTCGGGTGGGGGGTCAAGAGCGGTTGGGACGGTACAGGAGCGTGTGTTCTCCAAGTCCTTGCGGTACATCGCTGACCTCGTCCGGGAGCAGTTCAACAATGACGGTATCAAGGAGTTGATCCGGTTCAACTACGGGCCGGACGTCACTGACTTCCCGCAGATGAAGGTTCGGCGCCTCGACGAAGGGGCTGACTGGAGGGCTATCAGTGTGGCGATGCGGAACTTCTACGAGACCCAGGCTCTTACTCCTACACCCGAAGACGAAGTTTGGATCCGTGAACAGATGGAACTTGCTGTCGCACCGAAGGAAGCACTAGACAGGACAGCAGCGCAACGTATCAAGACAAAGGCACAGGCGGTGACGGCTCCTCCGACTGCTGGAGGTAACCCGTCATCTGAGAGGATCGCCAAAGCCAAGGGCACAACTCGCTCGGGTGGACCGCAAACTTAGCTCACCACTAGTTGACTTCACTGGGACTCCGAGCGTATCATTAGGGAAGGAGGTGAAAGAGTGCAGGAGAAGCGGAGATACGTCATCTCCCTAGAGGACGTTCAGTTCTCGGACGACGGGAACAGTGGATGGGTGCACCTCCTACCCTACACGGAAGTGAACCACCCTCAGTACGGTGAAGTTGTCATCAACGAAGAGAAGGTCGCTGGCTTCGTCAAGAACTTCGAGGGCAACGTCGTCGGAACCGACCTCATGGTCGACTACGAACACCGGAACGGTCCTGAAGGGGGGCGCGCTGCTGCGTGGTTCTCCGCCCTTGAGCAGCGTGACGATGGAATGTGGGGCCAAGTGTCCTTCGTTCCACGGGCTGCTCAAGCCATCAAGGATGGCGAGTACAGGTACATGTCGAGTGAGTACTTCGACGAGTACACCCCGTCCAAGAAGGGGTCCAAGAAGTACAAGGACGTCTTCATGGGCGCTGCACTCACCAACCGACCCTTCATGAAGGATCTCAATCCTGTCAACCTCGCCGAACTGGATGACTTCGATCCCCCAAGCGGACAGTTCCCTCCAGAGGAAGTCAACTACAGGGCAGCGTTCTCTTCCACACAGCGGTGTCTGAACTGCAAGTTCTTCATGCCTGGGACTTCCTCAGATGATGCAGACGCAGACGGCGATGGGGGATCGTGCCTCGTCGTGGCTGGCGTCATCGACCCGGACTGGCTTTGTGACTGTTTCGTGCCGATGTACGCCGATTCAAGCACCTATCAGGAACCAGAGGAGGTGACAATGGAAGAGTTCCTGAAGAAGCTCGCGGTCGCGTTGGGTATGCCCGAGGACGCCGGCGAAGAGAAGGTCTTCGCCGAGGTCATCAAGCGAGTCACGACCTCCGCTCCTGAGCCTGTTCAGACCGAGGATGCTGTTCAGAAGGCGTTCGCGGAGCAGTTCCCCGAGCAGGCTGCAACGCTGAAGGCGTTGGAGGAGCGGAACCTGGCGTTGGAGATCAAGGACCTGGTCAAGAGCTGGACGTCGGATGCGAAGTTTGGTGTTCCGCCGGCCTTGCTTGAAGACCTCACAGGTCTGCGGAAGATGTTCTCCGACGATCTCGCCGTAGCCTTCGACACGTTCATGACGAAGCTGACCGGCACAGGTCTGGTTCGTATGGGCGAGAAGGGCGGGACAGATCCGACGAAGATGGGCGATGCCTCCGAACAGTTCCTGGGTCTGGTGCGCAAGTACCGGGAGGAACACGAGAAGGTGTCGTTCGGCGACGCCGTACGGGCAGTCTCCAAGGCGCACCCAGACTTGGCGAAGGCCTACACGGAGGAACGACCGAAGTTGTCCGGTGGGTCCGGCGAAGCGGTTGCCGGAGAAGGCTTCATCGACTCTTAGGGAGGTGATCGGCGATGGCAGGAGGCGACACTGGTATCCTTGAGCTTCCGTACGAGTGCTCAGCGGCGATCACCAAGCTGAGGTACGTGAAGGTCACGGGCGACCAGACAGTCGGTCCCGCCACGGCTCAGGGCGAACTGGTCCTGGGTGTTTCGAAGGTTGACGTCTCGGCTACCGAGGCGACGCAGGGAAAGGGATGCACGGTTCAGGTGCTCGGTGTGGCCTGGGTCGAGGCGTCCGCAGCGATTGTGCGTTTCGTCGAGGTCACCACGGCCGCAGACGGGCGTGCGATCACGGCTGCAACCACAAACAGGGTTGCCGGCATTGCTCTCAAGGCTGCCGCCAACGCCGGTGACTGGATTCCGGTCCTGCTGAACGGTGGGGCTGGACGGATCCTGCCGTAGAGAGGGGGTGACAACCTAATGGCTTACGGAGATCCCCAGTTGCTTCACTTGGACTCCATGCTTACGGAAGTGAGCATGGGTTGGGACAACCCGGACGATTTCGTGGCGGAGATGCTCGCCCCGGGAGTGCCGGTGACCAAGCAGTCCAACAAGTACTACATCTACACCCGTGACACCTGGGGCAAGGTGACGGACGACTTGCGGTCGCCCGGAGCGCGCGCGAATGAACTGCCGCCGATGACGCTCAGCCGTGACACCTACTTCGCAGAGGAGCACGCCCTCAAGGACGTGGTTCCTGTCGAGGAGCAGGAGAACGCTGACGATCCGCTGCAGCCGTTCGTCGACGCAACCGAACGTGTCACCAACACCCTGGAGCTCAACAAGGAAGTCGCTCTCGTCTCGAAGTTCACCACGACCACCAACTTCGCTGCTGGCTACACGGTCACGCTCTCTGGTGCACAGCAGTGGAACACGTATGGCACTGAGACCCCGATCCTGGACGTCAAGACGGGCCGTGCGAAGATCCACGACACCATGTTCCGTGACCCCAACATCGCCATCGCTCAGTACCAGGTCGCTGTCAAGCTCGAAGACCACCCCTCACTCATCAACCGGATCCAGTACGCCATGGTCGCAGTCACGACTGACGAGCTGATCTCCCGGCTCCTCGGCGTGAACACGTTCATTCGGGCCGGCGCAGGTCGACTCACGAACGTGTACGGCCAGCCCGAGACAACGGGGTACGTGTGGCCGAAGGTGTTCCTCCTGGCCTGGGTGCCTCCGCGTCCGGCTCGTAAGACCCCTGCGTTCGCGTACCAGTTCAACTGGGCGTACCAGGGCGGTATCACCCGTGCGACGGAGCGGTGGTTCGACACCGACCGGAACGCGGACATCATCCGGGTTCGTTTCCGTTACGCGTGCAAGTTCATCGCGGTGGACTCCAGCACGCCTGGCAAGACGGTCGCCGGATACCTCATCAACAACGCCATCGCATAGGGGGTGTGACCAAATGGCCAAGGCTTTGACAGCCATCTCCCACGGCAGCACGGGGAAGGACGGGAAGGTCACCCCCTATGCCGTTGAGGAGGGCGAAACCGTCGACAAGGGCAAGTTCACCAAGGAGGAGTGGGCCGCACTCGTGGAAGGCAAGGCCGTCACCGAAGACGACAACGCCTCGATCCCGGGTTCGTTCGACAACACTGCCGACAACCAGAACGCTGCTGACGGGTCGCCGGTTTCGACCGACGACGCCGAGACACATCAGGCGAAGCTGGATGCGTTGGCTGGTGAACCTGCTCCAGAAGCACAGGTGAGTGACGAACCTGGGCTGCTCGGCGATCCTGAACCACCTGCGGACGGCGGAGGCGGATAGCCGATGCCACTTGCCAGCTACACGGACGCGAACAACTGGTTGGACAAGACGAAGATCAAGCTCACGTCGGACGATCAGGCACTCCCGGTTTCGTTGCGGGCTGATCCCATCATCGTGGGTCAACTGGCCCAAATCTATCCAGACCACGCGTCGCTATGGGCGGTTGCGCCCGTAGGGCTTCAGGAGGCGACTCCTGCGCTCGTCCGTGACATCGCTGGCTTGCTGTACGCCGCATACTACTACGAAGAGAAGTACTCCGAAGTCACCAACCGTGCCTCCTCCTACTCTCGTCATCTTGAGGCCCGAGCGACTGACCTTATCGCTGGTCTTCGCTCGGGCCTCTTGGTGCTCGCCGATGTCTCTTACGGGTCAGCCACCGTGGCTGGTCAGGGAGACGTATGGCCAAACGACACCACGATCGTGAACCCTCTGGGCGACAATCCACAGGTCGGACTCGACGACTTCGCTCCGGATATCAAGTTCACCATGGACAAGGTGTTCTGATGGCAGCTCCTCGTGGAGCTGTTGAGGTACTCATTACACCCAACCCGACTGTCGTTGCTCAGTTATGGTTCACTGCAGCAGGACGCGATCTTAGGGTCCCCATGGAAGATACTCTCGGCCTGTGGGGATCTGAGATCGACACTAACTTCCGTGAGGCTGGCCGCCCTGAACGATGGGCACCGCTTGCGGCTGGAACGATCGCGCATCGGTTCGCTCGCCATATGGCTGGTGTGAAATCTGGACTGCGCGAGGCAAAGAAGACCGGAGTTGGTCTTGAAGGAGCAGGTGCTAGGTTCTTCTTGGCTGAGCGCCTGTTCTCCGGTCGTCAAACTCCATTGATCGACACTGGCGAACTTGAGAAGGGTGCCAGTGATCCTTCCAACTGGTCGGTTGAGGGTGGAAATCCGGCGATTGCTCAGATGCGAGATCCGACCGGTTATGGATTGTACCACCTTGTTGGACGAGACACACCCAACTTTATGCCCGTAAGGGACTGGGCTTTCATTTCGGATGAAGCTCTTGACGAAGCTGGCATTTACATGACTGACTACATCACACAGGGCTTGCCATAATGCTCCCTTATTGGGTACACACTTCTGACGCAATGAACTGGCTTATTGCTCAGTTTCAGGCCAACTTGGGCATTACGGAACCTCCCCTTGCAGGTGTGTACTATGGGATGGATGAACTCGTTCCTACTTTCCCGGCAATATGCGTGGTTGGTGGTCAGAAGGAACGTTTGGTGGAGGAGACACAACGTGTCGGTCTCAACATCCGGGTCGACGTTCTTGTCGTTCACCAGATGATCCAGTCCAACGAGCTGACTCGTCAGCAAGTTGATCACCAGGCTGAAGCGGTAGAGGACTTCCTTATCGCGAACCCGAACGCAAGTGGAAACGTTGTCTTTGCCACCGTGACTCGAGTCGATCCGGGTCAGGCTGCGTTTGGTGATACAATGACGCAAGCCTCAAGGCTGCGTTGGGAGGCAATCTCCAGACAGGATCTGGTGATGTAATGTACTACAAGGTCACGTTCTACGCGGAGGCCTCACCTCGTGGGGAGCTCTTCGATCTCCAGTACGTCGGTGCGATCACGAACGGTACCGGCGAAGGGAAGATCGTCGAGCTCACGGAGGAGCAGGTAGCTTCGTTGCAAGGCAACTCGGCGGTGACGCTCGAGCCGACGGAAGCTCCGCCAGAACCAGAGCCCGTGCCTGAAGCAGTCGTGCAAGACGAACAGGCTCCGGAGGGAGGTGAAACCTAGTGCCAATCCAGATCGGTGGTCACGGTTACGTCGGTCTTGGAATCGAGACGGCTGTCGGTACGTACGCCATTCCAACGAAGTTCATTCCGATTCGGTCTGAGTCACTCGTGCTTGTGGAGGACAAGATCTACCGGACGAACGTCCGAGGGCTGGCTGACCGTTCCGGTGCAGTTCAGGGTCCGACGCACGTCGAAGGTGACATCACCTTCGAGGTCACGTCCGACTTCCTGATCTACATGTTCTACGGCGGTCGGTTCGGCATCACCAAGACCGGTGCCATGGCACCGTTCACGTACACGATCGTTCCGACGCACATCACCAAGCCGTCAACCGGTATTGGTCCGTCGGTCAACAAGACGTACAGCATCTACGTCCTGCGAGCTGACAACCCGAGGGGCTACCTGGGTTGTTCGATCAGCCAGCTGGCGTTCTCGTTGGACAACGGGATGCTCATGTGTACGGCCGGGATCATGGGGATCGACGAGCAGACGGAGACATCGACAGCATCCTCGTTCTCTGGCGGTGGGGTTCCGTTCCCGTTGTCGGTGAACACGCTTGAGGTGCCGACGGCTTCTCCACGTGCTGACGCCGACTCCTGGACCTTGACGATCAACGACAACCTCAGCCCGGCTTTCCGACTTTCCGGACAAAGGAAGCCTTCGTACTTGGTTTGGGGAGAGCGCGAGATCTCCGGCGGGTTCGAAGTCGACTACGACGCACTTACCGACTACAACGCCTTCATTGCCCAGACCCAACAGACTCTGCACTGGAAGTCCATCAACAACGCCGCCTCTGACTCCATCGACATCACTGCCAACACGCAGGTGTTCGACTCGTTCCAGGTCAACTTGGGTTCGATCGGGGATCTTCAGAGAGCGGCAGTTGCGTATCATGCCTTCTACGGGTCGACCGATGCCCTGACGATCGTCATCAAGACGAACGAGTCCATCTTGTAACAACCGGCCCACGACATCTGAGGGGAGACTTAGATGCCAAAGGCAACAACCAGTAAGGAGACAACCAGGTTCGAACTCGAATCCTGCGAGGGCGGCTATGTCGTTCTTCGCAAGATGACATACGGTGAGACCCTGAAGTCGAGGGAACTCGCTGCGACCTTCTCGGGGTCGCGTGGCAGGAACGAGGCGGAGATGTCTATGGGCATCACCGCCTCAGCCATGTATATGCTTCAGCGTTCGATCGTGGACCACAACTTGGAAGATGACGAAGCCCGACTTCTCAACTTCAACAACAAGGCCGACGTCGACAAGCTTGACCCAGCCATCGCGGAGGAGGTCGAGAACCTGATCGACGACCTGAACGCGAGGAAGCCGGTCGAGGAACTTGCCCCTTTGGCGAAGGTCTCCGGGCTGCCTTCTACGGGCGCAGCTTTGGAGACGATCTCGAAGTCGTAGCTGTCATGAGGGTCGCCGGGCTCTGCGAAGCCCTCCACGTTCTTCCAGAGCCCGGCGGCCTCCTAGACCAAGACCCGTACTGGATTGACCGCATCACCTTGTACTTAGAAGTAAAGTCCGCAGTCGAGGCAGAACGGCAGAAGGAGCAAAGTGGCCGGCCTGTTTGACATGATGCGCCGCCAGGGTGGCGGAGGGACAGTAACGCGCGAGTTCCTAATCCAGATCCTGGCGAATGATCAATCCTCGGCAGCCTTGAAGAAGGCTGCTAACAACATGTTGCTGATGGGGAACGCTTCCTTGAAGGCGTTCGGTCAGTACATGGTCTGGACTCGTGTTGGTCAAACGATGTCCAACGTCGGTGATTCTATCCTTCGTGCTGCGGGTGCTGCAGGGAAGATGGCCGCCGACTTCGATTACCAGATGCGTCTGGTAAGAACGCAGACAAACCTGACTAACAAACAGTTCCAGGATCTGGTCAATAAGGCGCTCGACGTCTCAAGTAAGGTTCCTCAGTCTGCTTCAGACGTGGCTCAAGGTCTGTATGACATCTTCTCCTCCACTGACGTTGGTTACAAGAAGGCTGTGTACATGATCAAGAACTTCGCCATTGCAGCTACGTCTGGTGGTACTGACATCACCACAGTGGAGCGGTCAATCATCTCCGAGATGAACGCTTTCCATCTACCTGTTTCACAAACGACTCACTTGCTGAACCTTCAGTTCCAGATGGTCCGTTACGGTGTCGGTACGTACGAAGACTTCGCATCAGCCATCGGGAACATGCTTCCTGCAGGACGGAGCATGGGTCAGACGTTAGAGACCCTTGCAGGTGCTGCCGCGTTCATGTCAAGGAACGGCTTCACTGCTGCGCAGGCAACGATCTCGGTTGCACGTGCTCTTGACCAGCTTACTCGCCATAGGCAAGACATCAAGGACACTCTGGGTATCGATATCGTTGACAAGTCAACGGGTCAGTACAAGCAGCTGAACGTCATCATGGGTGAGTTCGCCAAGAAGATGGCGGGCATGACCGGTCCGCAACGTGAAGCGGCGTTCAAGAGCATGTTCGGAGCGGGTGAAATCCGAGCGATGCGGTTCTTCCGTGTTGCGATTCCGAACTTTGCGGCTCTTCAGAAGATGACTGACCACATGGGTGCCTCTGGTGGAGCACTCAACCGAGCGTTCGGGGATGTCAAGACCTCGCCGCTCATTCAGTTCAGGATTCTGCTGAACTCAGTCCGTGTGTCAGCTATCCGGCTTGCAGACGAGTTCCTTCCGTACGCCATCGAGTTCCTGAAGGTCATCAAGGACCTAATGCTCTGGTTCGGAAGGGTTCCTGCTCCGATGCGACACTTGATTGCACTCATGCTAATCCTAGCAGGTGCATTCTTGTCGGTGGCTGGTCGTATCGTGTTCTTCATGGGCTCTCTCAAGGGTATCGCTTCCATTATGGGTTTGACTGGTGACTCAATGACAGCCCTACTCGGCCCTGTGGGGCTTGTCATAATCGCCGTTGCGGCCCTTGCACTTGGTGCGTACTTCCTTATCAAGAACTGGAAGGCGGTCAGTACGTGGTGGGAACGTAACTGGAAGACCATAGTGTACATTGCGGGAGCAGCGGTTGCTTTCTTGGCACCGCTGCTTTCGGTCTTCCTTGTCGGGAAGCTGGTCGAGTTAGGTGCGGCCTTCATGGACCTTGTGAAGGTCGTCAGGATGTCCATTGGCATCCTGAGTGCAGTGTTCAAGTCCTTCCTGGCTTCGAACTGGATTGTACTTGTGATCGGACTCGTTATACTTGCTGCGTACTTGATTATCACGCACTGGGGAGCTGTCAAGCGGTTCCTCCTCAAGGTGTGGGACGATATCAAGAAGGCTGCGGTTGCTGTTTGGAACTGGTTAGTCAGGTTCTACAGCAGTACGACTGGCAAGATCGTTCGTGCCATCCTCGTACCTTGGACCTTCCTCATCGGATGGTTGATCGACCACTGGCAGGGTGTTGTTACGGCTGCTGGTGTGATATGGGGCGCTCTTACGGTTGTCTTCAACAAGGTCATCATGCCTCTTGTGCACTTCCTCCAAACGGTATGGGACATTATCGTAGCCAATGCAAAGGTAGCGTTCCAGATCCTATACACTGTCTTCTCCACGTCTTTGGCGGTACTCGTTCTTGCCTGGACTGTCGCTTGGGATATTGTGTCCCTTGCCTGGAAGATTCTTTGGCAAGGGATCAAGATTTACTGGTACGCCATAGGTTACCCTGTCTTCCTTGTCATTCGGACCATCATCGAACTTCAGGTCAAGTACATCGTCTGGCTCTGGAATCACGTACTCAGGCCTGCTTGGGATGCTCTATGGCGAGGTATCCACTTCGCCTGGGAGAATGTTGGGCATCCAATCTTCACTGGCATCAGGGACGTGGCCAGATGGCTTTGGAACAACGTCCTGCACCCAACCTTCACGGAGCTCGGCCGAGAATGGAACGATATCTGGACCAAGGCAAAGTGGGTCTGGCAGAATATTGGTGCGCCTGTCCTTCACGCCATCAGCCTTGCGTTTCAGGGCCTCAGGAAGGGTCTCGGCATTGTCTGGGGTGACATCACTAGGGCCTGGTCAGCTTTCTGGGTGGGTCTAGAGGCAGTCGCTGGTCGGATTGTCAACGGCATCCTTGGTGTTGTAGAGGCCTTCGTGAACTTCTTCATCAACGCCCTGAACTGGGTTCGTACCAAGTTCGGGCTAGATGCAATAGGGAAGGTCAGCCTTGGTCGAGTTCACTGGGGTGATCAAGGTGGAGGCGGAGGTGGAGGTGGTAGTCAAGGTCACCTTGCCAAGGGTACCAAGAACTGGAGGGGCGGCTGGGCCTGGGTTGGAGAAGAAGGCCCAGAGGTCATGTACGTACCGAAGAACGCCCAGGTATGGACTCATAGCCAGTCGAAGAAGTTGTTCGGTTCACCTGATACTGGGTTCGCCCTAGGATTGGAACCTCCGATCTCGATTCCTGGTATTGGAGGTGCACTTGACTGGCTTGGCAAGGCAATCGGAATGGGCATCTCTAAGGGCACTGGCTTCTTGGTGAATGCAGCTCTGAAACTCTTCCACGTTCATGCTCCACTTATCAAGAACATGGTCATGACGGGTGCAGAACTCTTTACGAGCCTGAAGAACAGCTTCTTCACCTGGGCAAAGGGTCTACTTGGTAAGGTTCAAGTCTCAGGTGGCGGAACAAGTTTCTCTGGTCAAGGCGGGATCGTAGGTGGATGGGGTCCTGCTGGTTCTCCGAACGCTAACGTGTACCGGAATGCAGTTCAAGCGGCCTGGCCAGGTTTGCGCTTTGCAGGTATCTACAACCGCAGGTTCATTGCAGGCACGAACGTTTGGTCACAGCACGCCTACGGAAACGCAGTGGACGAGATGGTACCGAGCCTATCCTACGGCGATCAGGTCCGTGCGTGGGTTGCCGGTAGAGCTGGAATGTTCCATCTTGCACACCTCTTGTGGCGAGTTCCTGGCCACTTCAACCATATCCACGCTGACTTCTGGCCACAGGGTATCGGGACTCCAAGAGCAGGTGGCGGCTGGATCAACGAACCCATCCTGGGTGTCGGACGATCTGGCCGTACGTACAGTTTCGGTGAACGTGAGTCAGAGTACATTACACCGGCTTCGAAGATGGGCAATACAGGTGGACACACTTTCAACTTCTATGGCATTCATCAACATGACACGGGTGAGATCATCCGTGCCATCAACTGGGAACTAGCGACAGACAGGCATTGAGATGACCGTTTCACGTAGTCCAGTGTTCCAGTCATATTCGAGCTTATCCACCCTGAATGACTGGAACGTGGAGATCAATGGTCTGTTGATGGGTCCTGGCACACCTTACGGCATCATCAGCATCGACGGCCTTGATACTCCTGACTTCCGTGTCGACGACACTGTGAAGATGGGCGATCATGGTGACTTCCTGTTTGCTAACTATGCAGACAAGAGGGTCATCACAACGACAGCAGACGCTATCGGAGTTCCTGCGACAGGTGACTTCGAGAACGTCATCAGCGGCTTGCGGGCGGCTGTTGGAGTCCCACAGCCCGACTATATCCGATACAGGTACAAGAAGCTTGGCGAGCCTACTCGAGTAGCGTTCGTCAAGCCGACTCGAGGGCCGAAGTACCTGGTGGATGTGAACTACAACATCGGGAACGCTCAGTGGGCTTCCGAGATGCAAGCTGGTGATCCTCGTATCTATGATGACGTACTTCAGGCCTTGACAACGAACCCTGAAGTTGACTTTGGGTTCACATTCTCGGTGTCCTTCTCCATCGACTTCCTCGGAGGTACTACTGGTACTGTCAACTGTTTGAACACAGGTTCAGTTGAGGCACCCTGGCTTGCACGTATCGCGGGACCTGCAACTGACATTGCTATCACACACCTTTCACTCGGTCGAAGGATACGAGTCATCACCACTCTTGGTGTGGGAGACTACTTGGAGATTGACTCACTAGCTCGAACCATCATGTTGAATGGGCAAGCCAGTAGGTATGGGTCTATGGATCCGACTTCACAGTGGTTTGGACTACTACCTGTACAAATCTCAAGTAGTACGGTTCCGGGTAATCCTCTTCTGTTCCAGGCATCTGGAACTAGTGGAAGTACGAACTGCACGGTTATTTGGCGCTCGGCGTGGATGTAGGAAGGAGGTAAGGTGACCGAAGTACAGCCACCGATGGCTTTACAGACCGCAGGTATCCTACACCCTGCACGACTCTTCCGTCGAGCGTTTGGTGGAATCGTCAGTGCAGGGGTCTCGACCTATACCCCCTCTGGTGACCTGAAGGTTACTGCTGTTGGGGGTACTATGGGTGTGAACATCGCATCCGGTGGTGTTTGGGTCACTGGTACGGACATCACTGACCAAGGAAGGTACTTCTGTTACAACGGTGCTACAGTTGTCGTTGTACTCGCTGCTTCAGACCCGACGAACCCTCGTATCGACCTCATCGTGGCTCATGTCAAGGACGCCACCGAAGGTCAGGCAGGTGATACGTGGGTACTTGAGAGAGTGACTGGTACACCTTCAGGTTCTCCGGCTCCTCCTGCCAAGCCTGCATCGTCCTACATCCTATGCCAGGTTCGCGTGAACGCAGGTGTCACTTCAGTCGCCAACTCCGACATCACTGACAAGCGTGCTATCGTCAGCATTCTCGCTTCCAGTGGTGCTCCTACTACTCGTGTAAACAAGTCAGCAGCACCTCAGAACCTTCCAGACAGCACCGATACTGCTATCTCTTGGGATACGGTTGAATACGACTTTACGCCCGCCTTCTATAGTGGTGGCGCATCGTCTCGTCTAACGGTTCCTGTAGGGTATGGTGGCATCTACGTCGTCTCTACCAATGTATATCTCACTGCCTTCTCAGGTGGCGAGCGTAGGAACATCAAGATTTGGAAGAACGGCATCGGTGGTACTATGATTGGTGAGAACCAGTTGGCGATGCCTGCCGGTACCTTCAGTGCTACACAGGGAGTCGTCCTACCTCTAACTGAGCACGTTCCGCTCGTAGATAACGACTACATCGTCATCTCGGTGTACCAGGACAAAGGATCGACAGGGACCAACATGATCACCAATGCCATCGGACTTACTCACTTGGCGATCGCTAAGGTGGCGTAAGTGCACGCGTTCAACGATGTAGAGGGGCTTGCTCCCGGTGTTGTACCTACTAAGGACAACACTGGTGGACTTAGCGGTAAGCGCTTCGACCTCGTAGCTGTAGTAGGTGACGGGACTATCGTTGCAGATAGTTCACGTGCCTCTCACGGCAGCGTTGCCTTGAAGGCTACAGTAACCACATCTGGCAAGGCCTATCCGGAATACATCTTCGACGGTCGGGATGAAATCAAGGCACGGTGTTACTGCTATCTGGATAGTACTCCTGGTGCTCTAGCTATCTTCAACTTCACTGCGGTGAATGGTTCTACTCTGGGTGATATCTTCATCAGTACCAGTCAACAGCTGAAACTGCAATGGCCTGGTAACATCGGTAACGGTACGACTTTCAAGGTACCGTTGCATCGCTGGTTCCGTGTTGAGGTTCGGTGCAAGGTGTCGACAGGTACGCTTGAGGTGCGATTGTTCGCCGGGCCGAAGATCATGTTCTACGGACAGACGTTCGGTGGCATGGAAGCAGCACTGCTGAACAACGTCGGTTTCGGTACTGGCGACTCTCTCAGTACTCATGCGGTGAGTGACTTGCAGCCTCCGATAGGTGCTTGTTGGACCTCTATAGCGGTGGCGAGCGATGGGACTGTCTTTCTTTCTGGTGCTACTCAAACGCCGAACACGGTCAGCTTCGCATCTACATACTGGGGGCAGACCGTCACGGCATTCGACACTAACATTGACGACACCTACTACATCGACAGTCCTACCTCAAAGGGCGTTTACAAGATCAAAGCCGGTGCTCCCATCTGGCAGGTCACTGTCGGGTTCATTGACGGTGTAGAGACTGTTGTCGGGAACACTGTGAACAACCTTGCCAACTGGGACATCAATGCCTATGGCGAGTTTCCAGCATACCAACTGCTCCAGAAGTCTGGAGGCCAGTGGCGGCTGCAACAGTCTATGATGGCTACTTACTCCCAGCTGAATGCACGTAACGCTAACGGAGCCTATGTCTTTCCGTTGGGACTGAACTCTCTTGGACAGTCCTATGCACCTTCACTTGGATGGTCTGAATGTGGGATTCTACCCTTCTCCGGTTGTATCGTCGGTGCCAACTACTTCATGCGTTCAGACCATAACTCAGGTACAGCCTTTGTAATCGACCCTCGTTCTGCGGGTGGTGGTCCGAAGGTAGTTGCGTACTTCCAACCGCCTGACTATATCAAGGATACTAGGACTGTCATAAGCGCCACTGTGAATGGTGATGGCACCATCACTTATGTCTTGTCAGCATCGATACCTTCTACCGTCATTGCTAGCAAGACTACCGTAGCGGTCGTTGGGTGTACTCCAGCAGGCTACAATATCCCCAAGGTCAAGGTCAAGTCGATTACGTCGACGGCTGGAGGTGCTCGTACTCAGGCTGCATACACCACAGTGGCTGTGAGTGATGGTACACCTCCTGGTGGGGCTGGTCAAGCATGGACTTGGACCGATAACGCTGAAGGTCCTGTTGATGGTGTATCAGCTTCTGTAGGTGGAACCATTTCATCAGTCTTCCCGGCCGGTGCGTTCACAGAGTGCCTGAAGTGTACTGGATTTGGGTTCGCGATTCCACCGAATGCTACCATTACAGGTATCACTGCAACTTGTACTCGAAACAGTGGGCCCGTTGGTGGCATCAAGGACAACCACGTGTGGCTAGTCAAGGCAGGAGTCGTCAACACTGCTGGAACCGACCAATCAACCAATGCCAACTGGAGTTCGGGTGGACTCGGAGTAGACTTTACGCTTCCGGTCGCTAGCACTTCTGACTTGTGGGGTACTACGCTCACACCTGCTGACGTAAACGATCCCGGGTTCGGTGTTGCATGGCGTGCTAAGAACACTGCCGTTAGTGCGTCATCTGCATACATCGACGCTGTAAGCATTACTGTCTACTACACAGTTCCTTCTGACCCTAACAACTCGGTCACAGTTGTGTGGCCTGATCCTGGCTCTGGACTGACAGTTGGGGGCACAATGAACTTCCTGTACCAGCTTAGTCCGCTGGGTGTTGATGTATGGGGAACTTCAACTACGGATGAGTACTTCTGTGTCAGGTATGACACCTTCGGCTATGACGGGGCAGGTGCAAGACCGTTCGCGTCGCAGATCTTCAAGTACAACAGTGTGACCAAGACACTTACGGCAGCGACACCCGTGTTCTTTGTAATCAATGGCGGTATTGGTGCAAACTCAGGTGGCGGCTTCACTGACAATGGAGACTTCATCCAACCCTGCCTTACGTCTGGGAACCAGCAGGATGTGGCTTACTTTGGCAGGACAGGAGGTGCTTGGCCAGCACTTGCAGGAGCAGACTTCGTTTCATGCACACCTGACACTCTTATCCATACGGGACTTGGACTTGGTTCAAGCGGTAGACCTCAATGGGACTCCGTCACGAAATGTATGTTCATTCCGACTTCGAACTACGTTACCTTTGTGGCTGTCAGTGGCACTGGACCTAGCGCAGTTGTTACATGGGATACGACCAAGAAGGTCTGGAACCCTTATGGTTCCTATTTCCCTGGAGTGGATAATGCTACCTTGCAGCTGGGCCTTCCTTGGTTCGATCCTACTTCTCGTCGTTACTGGGTACCGATTCAGGCTACTGTGAACGGTACGACCGATGCTCTATATGGTGCGGAACTTTATCAGCTACATAACTGGTTCGCTTCCTTTGAAGCTGACGAAATACTTGGACCTGTACCTACAGAAATGAGAGGTGCACTGCTAGCTCGTACAGCTGACAAGATTACCTATGACGATGTGGCTATCAACACGGGGATTTCAGGTCCTGGATGGACAAGCCCAGTTTCGAAGGTTGACTTCGGTCTTACCAACTCCAATACTGGTATCGGCACGCTGTTCTTCGACGAAATGGGAATAAGCGACGGCCCGTGGATCGGCCCAGGAGGACGGACCCTAAAGAGGGTCGGTGCTCTTAGTGGTGGGTTCAATGTAAGTCAACCCTTCCACTGCTTTGTGGAGCTCGTTCAGAAGTACACTTCAGACACAGTCGTCTTCTTGGACGATGACAACCCGTTGATTAGCACTCCTGACAACGTAGTCGTACCTGCTGGGTCCACAGTGGCAAACTTCGATTGTACCGGACTTGAAACTGACTTCAAGCACTCTAGGTCCTTTACAATCACAGCCTTTCTTACACCTTCAGCATCTCGGACAGTTCGAGGGACGTACCTGAAGCCCTTGGAGGTAGTTCCACTTGCCTGACACCTATCAAGTGATTGTCGCCGACATTGATGGCACGCCCATTGAGGAAATAGGCGCTACCAACCTCCTCTACAGTTACGTCTTGAACGGTCCTGGCTCTTGCAGTTTCGTTCTGCCACTACGGGACACCAAGTCGACTCGAGCTAACCTTGAACCTGGTGCACGTACTGTTCTGGTCAAGCGGAACCAGACCCTAGTATGGGCAGGGCCCCTGTGGAGTTTGCAAGCTACTATGGACGGCGTTCAGGTCTCTGCTGCGGGTTGGTTTGATCTCCTAAGGCACCGAATCATCAACTGGACACAGGACTACGTCTCTTGGGATCAGGTCGACCTTGCATGGGATCTTATCTCACAGACACAGGCACAGCAGTATGGTGGTATCGGTATCGCTCGTGGTACTGCGCCAACTAGTCATGTTCTTCGTACGATCCACTATGGTGCTGAAGAGTGTAAGGTTCTGGGCGATGCCATCGACGAACTCGCTACCATGAGTAACGGGTTCGACTACGAGATCCAACCAGACTTGACTTGGATGACTTACTACCCATCTAAGGGCCTTGACAAGGGGATCACGTTTGAGTTCGGAAAGAACATCAGTGGCATCGCCTGGACGCTGGATGCCAGTGCGATGGTCAATCAACTGACTGGTATCGGTAGTGGCTCTGGTCCAAACACACTCAAGTCGGTCGCATCTGATGCTGTACTAGAGAATGCTTACGGACTACTTCAAGGGTCGATGACCTTCTCGGACATTACACAACAGGGTATCTTGGACACAAGGACGTTTGAAGCACTGCGCCTTGTCAAGGTCGTCCGTTCACAACCACAACTACAGGTGTACACGAATGATCCTCCATTCGGTTCTTACGGCATTGGGGATATTGTTCAGATCAATGCTCAGGACGGGTTCTTCAACCTTGCGGAGAAGAAGCGTATCATCAGCATCGTGGTTGCAGTGTCCAACGAGGGTGTTGACAATGTCGGCCTCGAGTTCGCGGAGCCACTACCATGAGCGGGTCCATTCAATCGAAACATGACGTCGTTGCAGTACTCAGGGACTTAGGGAAACGTCTCTACAAACTGGAGCACACAGCTGTCAAGGGTACACCTATCATTCCTATCTTCAGCGGTGCAGGGAAGACTCGAGTCATTGATGCTGACTTTCCAGCCAGGACTCCTATCGACGGTATGATGGCTGTAGCTGTCAACACTTCTACTGGTGCTACCTACTTGTGTATAAGAGCCGGATCGACACCGTGGTTTGGTGTCCAGATTACGTAACGGAAGGAGGGTAAGTGGCACACACAGGTGCATCGTTCTGTAACAACCGTGAGAAGGACCTGCTGAACCTGGGACTGCGTGGAACCGCGTTCGCAGCGCCTGCAGGACTCTTCTGCGGCTTGTTCGGAGCGAACATGTGGGTGACCGGTGTGGCGGCTCTGGGCACGTCAGCGATCGCAGTCGGAACGTTCGTGCTGCCGTCGTTGGCCAACCAGAACGGACACATCTACCGCGCACAATCTGTCACGGGTACTCACACGACTGGTGCTGCAGAACCGAACTGGGCAGCGACTGTTACTCCTGGTGCGACCGTGACCGACAACGCAGGCGCGAACCAGATCGTCTGGGAAGAGGCAACCATGTACCTCGACGCGGCGGCTGACGCTGCCGCATTCCCGTCTGAGTTCGCAGTCGCTGCTCCGCAGAACGCGACTTCATACGCTCGTATCTCAGTCGGACTGACCAACTTCCCGGTTGCCGCGGCGATCGGTGGTACCACGACAGGCTCACAGTCGCAGAACGGCACAGCGATTGCGCTCGCGGCTGCTGGCTCGAACTGGATCCCTGCTTGCGGTTGGTTCCTCAACGACTCCGTGACACTGGGCAAGCACTGGTGGTATGCGTTCTTCACTTCCTACCTTCAGGTCGGCTCTGGTCAGCAGGCGCAGTTCAACATCAACGGCATGACCGTCATCGTCGACTAGGAGGATCTGGTTGGCGTCACCCTGGTCTCAAGTTCAAGCACCTGCGTTCGTTTCGACAACGGGCACAGGTGTGGTTGCCCAGTCATGGTCCGTTGCGACTACGGCTGGTAACCTTCTCGTGGCTTGGGTGTTCTGGAACGAGTCTGGTACACAACATACATGTACAGCTCCTAGTGGATGGACTGTTGGACCAACGATCAACCTTGCTAGCAACTGCGCCGTAACTATCTGCTATATCCTCTCGTCAGCATCTCGTTCAGGATCTCAGTCGTTTGCACTGAATACCGGTACACGTGACATGGCCCTCCAGCTTGCGGAGTATTCAACATCAACCGGTCAAGGTGCCCTAAGTCTTGAGGGGATCGGTAGCCTTGGTGCGCTCTTCATTGCCTCTACTGCTACCGGTACTGCTGCAGACACAACTCTCTCGCCGAATGCAACAACTGATACCGACGACCTAATCATTGGTGCAGTCACGAACGTCAACGTAGCAACCGATTCAGCACAGACGTACGCACCTACGGGAACGGGCTCAGTTGTTGGAAGTGGCACATCCGGTAATGCGACAGCAACTAGCAAGGTAACTGGATACGCATACCAACTTCTAGCAACTGCGACTGGGGGTGTTAGACTCACTGCAACGCTAAACACGGCAAGAGCGTGGGCGGCGATTGCTGTTGCGTTCAAACCGTCACGGGTTCTGGCCATTAGTGGCACGATGACCACAGTATCAAGCGCTTCGGGCAATAGTGCGCCAGTGGCTAACGGTGTTGCAACAGCTGCTGTAGTCGGTACATCTAACCCAGTACTCGTACCTCCAGTCGTCACTGCAGTCAGTGTATCGGCTGCTTCCGGCTCAGGAACGCTTGTCGCTTCAGGCTCAATGGTCGGAGTTGCAGTTGCATCAGGCCAAGCCGCTCACGTCGCGTCAGGTTCAATGGTATCTGTCAACTCGATGTTCTCCAACATCGTCACGGCTTTCGGCAACGCGGTTAGCGTGTCAATCCTATCCGGTACAGGTATCCATACTGTACAAGGCACTGCAACTACTGTCTCACTGATGACAGGCACACCTGTACTCGTGGGTACTGCTCTTGCAGCGGCTGTTGCTGTAATGTCAGGAACGAGTACTCTTGTCGCATCTGGCTCAATGACTTCGGTCGACGTGCTTAGTGGATCTGCGTCCATCATCGGTGGACCGATCACCGCTATCGGACTTGCCATCACCGTGTCACTCATGTCAGGTAACCCAGTACTTATCTCCAGTGGAACATTAGTGTCAGTCTCATCTGTCGTATCGACGCCTTCGATCGTCGCACAGGGTCTTGCCACTTCAGTCGACACAATGACTGGCACAGGTGTTCATGCAGTAGCTGGGACAATGACAACTGTCAGCACGTCTACATCGCTACCCAAGTTAGGTGCAATCGGAACTTCGATCGCCGTCAACTTGCTAAGTGGTACACCCCCACGCATCAACCTTCTATCCGAACGCATCGTTTCCGTTTCGGTACTGTCAGGTACTGGTATTGCCTACATTTCTACACAACCGCCTATGGACGCTGCACTATCAGACAAGGCCCTGTGGAGGTGTGTAACCTCCGATAGCCCGGTATACATAGTTACACTGTCTGACGGTCGAGTGTACATCGCAACAGCAGCGGATGCAGCTCTCTTCGGTGCAAAGGCATCGGACAGCCGACAAGAGACGGCGGGGGTGAGTGACGTTGGCTAACAGATACGCAATCAACACCAGGATCCGCCTCTCCTCAGTGTTCACCGATGCACTGGGCGCGTTCGCGGATCCGACGGTAGTGATCTTCAAGACGAAGGATCCTACCGGGTCAATCACTACTATCTCCGGTGGAAACGTCATCAAGGACTCGACAGGCAAGTACCACACCGACGTCACACCTGCACTACAGGGTGACTGGTTCTACTACGGGAACGGAACCGGCGCTGTTATCGCTTCTGACGAGAACACCTTCATCATCAAGGAGTCGGAGTTCTTCTAGTTCGACTCCTGCTCATCATGCTCCTCATTGCAGTGATCGGACTGTTGCTCTTTGGGTTACTCCTGCTGCCCTTGTGGCTGATTGTCATGGGGATCTTGGGCAGATAGAGTGTCAGAAGGCCCGGTGCCTCCTTACTCCCCTCAGGAGGTGGACCGGGCCTTCTGACTGCCTATGGCTCAGTAACAGGGATGCTGGTCACTGTGCCAGTCTGACCAACCGCTTTGCAGATAACGATGCCATGCGAACTGTGTTGCTGCTACAGGGTTGAATGGGTCGAAGTTCCCACGGTACCAGCTTGGGAGCCATTGCCACAATCCTGCAGCTCCACTACTGGGGTTGTATGCGTGAGTGTTCCAACCACTTTCCCTGCCGATGATGCAGCTTGCTATACCACAGCTCCAATGGAACGAACACACTATCGCCTGTAGGCTTCCACCGTAGTGCACTGGTGGTGGCGGTGCTGTTGAGTGGTGTACAATCACCACAGGGCGAGGTGTGTGAGCTACCTTCCAGTCGTGTTTGGCCTGCATGTACTTGAGCCAGATGTGCTGCATTCGCCTGTCGTAGTCCAGTGTGGCAAGTGTTCGATTGTCATCGATCCGGGGCAGGTGAATGTGGTGAGCCTGGATGTAGTTGGCTTTCCACTTCACCCATGGTGTTGCTTGCGCTACGCTGGTCCCGGCCAGGATACTGGTTGCCACTAACGCTGTGGCTATGGACTTCCGCAAGTACGACTCCTTTCGGTCCTGATGGGCCTACTAGGGCGTCTTTGAAGTTGGCATCACCTCCCCTCGGCGCTTGTTGAAGTTCATGAAGAACATCAAGTGGCGCATGGCATCATTCGCATGCGGCTTACCCACCTTGTACAGTTGTCTCTCCTTGAGTCGATCGTCCGTATAGAAGCCCTTTCCCATAGCGGGAGTCTGCGGGAAGTACTTGACAGAGTTCTGTCTGCACCATTCCTTGACGACCCCGATGACCTCGACAGGAGTGAGATTGGCCTTAGGCAGATGCGGCCTGTACTGGAAGCTCTCACAGATGATGGCGTCGATCCCGTTCTGGTAAGAACCCATGTCTAGCATGCTCCAAGTCTGGTAGAACTTCCACTGGCCTGATTTGTAGCGGTCACCAGTGCGAAAGGTTGCCCAGCCTACAGTGACGCCTGGGTCAAGGGCCACTAGGAACATCTAGTACCCCTTCGGCTTGGGCTTCGGCGGCTTTGGCTTGGGAGCTGGCTTCTTTGCCATCTAGTTCACCTCCCTCTGCTGTCTCCTTCTGTAACTATCGACTCGAATAGTCTCGTTTGTTAGACCCTCGTTTATAAGGCCTTAGCTGTTTGGATCTTCCATAGGAACTTCCTCGTTAGGCTTTGAAAGACTAGGGTTTAGGCTTGAGAGCGCTACTCGCTGGCCATCGATGTCTCGTTGGATATCGTCCAGAAGACCTCGGAGCTTCTCCACCTGCCTTTCTGCCCTCAGTAGTCTGGTCCGAAGTGAAGAAGTCCGGTCGTAAGCTGTCTCCTTCTTTGTCACTACTTCGATGTTATCCGGGTCGAAGTTGGTACGGTCACGGTCTCTGAAGAGTACCCGTTCGGTTTCCTTGTCAATCAGTCGACCAAGGTTCCGTTCGGCAATGATGATGTGTTTGGACTTCCATCCGGTTTCGGTCTTTACAGAGGTGTACCCCTTCTGGTTGATCGTCTCGCTCCCGACTGGGAGCTCAGTCCCCTTGGGCACCTTCGTCCTCGGGTACGTCGGGCATGAAGGTGCTTGGGAGTTGCAACCCGCCGAGTTCTGCTTCACGTCCGTGCTTCACGAACGCTCTACCTGTCTTCATTGCCATGTCCGGAGGCATATAGAACACAGTCATTCCAGCAGGAGTAGAAACGTAGACCTTGACCTGTGTGGTGATCCTCAGGCCCTCTTCCGTCATCATGCCCACCTTCTCGGTGGTAGTGAAGACTGACACAGGAAGCGGAACCTGTTCCACCATCGGAATCTGGGTCGACTCCTGGTTGTTACCAGACCCAGGTATTTCTAGGTTCCCCATCTACGACTCCTCCGTTCTGTTGTATCTCCAGGCGAGTCCATCGAACACGTACCAGTAGTACCCTGTCCTGTAGTCGGGGTGTCCTGGGTAGAAGTCTTGCCAAGGGATTCGGATGTTGTTGCCGAACTGTTCGGGGATCTCGTGTTCCTTACCATCTAGAGGTCCCCCTACGAATAGGATTCTACCCATCAGGCTACCTCCAGGAGCTCGAGTGAACGTTTGCCCCAACGCTGACCAACCTTCAGTTCAACGGGGGTAGGGCAGATATCCTTGAACGGTGTGTCCTCCATTACTTCCTTGACCAGTATCGCAACATCTCGGAGATCTGACTTATGCACTTCGAATACAAGACTATCGTGCACCGTGATGACAGGGATCGCCCGATTACCGAGGAGGGGGACAAGCCGGATAAGGCTGAGAAGAGTAAGATCTGATGCAGTTGATTGGAGGGGGAAGTTGAGGGCTTCTTTGCTGACGACGTGCCAGTTGTCCTTCGTGACGAGCCAGAAGCGCCGTTTCCGCCCGTAGTACGACTCAAGGTACCCCCTCTCTCGGATCTGACGTTGCAGGTTGTTCTGCCATGGCTTTACCTTCGGGTACGCAGCGAAGAAGTTAGTGATGAGTCGCTGTGCATCACTGTAGTTCATCTTGTGTTCGGCGGCTAGCGATCCTGCTCCTCGTCCGTAGAGGATTCCGAAGTTGACCGCCTTTGCGCGGAGATACTGGAGGTCAGTGTAGTTAGCGCCATAGTACCGCAGAGCCACTTCCTTATGGAAGCTGCGACCTGCTTTGAACTCGGCAATCCACTTCTCGTCGCCCGCGAAGATAGCGGCAAGCCTGAACTCGATCTGACTGTAATCAGCACTGAGGAGTATATTATCAGGGCCGGCCATATAGGCGTCTCGGATTGTGGATCCAGACGGAATGTTCTGGAGGTTGGGGCGACGACAACTAAGTCGACCAGTTTCAGTTCCGTGGAGTAGGAACGTAGGATGGACTCTACCCCTGACCAGATGACTGAAGGTACCCTTGACGTACGTAGAGTACAGTTTGTGATTCGAACGGTACTCAAGGAGCTTCTCGGCGAAGACGGCGGCATCGTTCCCTCCGTACTTCTCGATGATGACCTTCAGGTGGTCCTTGTCGGTCGATTCGAGGGGCATCCCAAGCTGGTCTTCTAGTACTGCCTTCACCTGTTGTGGTGACCTTGGGTTGCCTACGTATTCAGCCAGTCCAACTTCCTGACCGCGCATCTCTACCTGAAGGTCGTCACCTACACGTTGTAGATACTCCTTGTCCAACTTGACGCCCCACCATTCAGCAGGGGCAAGTGCATTACTACCCGGGACCATCAGAGTATTGTACATGCTAGTGACCCCGTCTTCTTCCATCTGTTGGTTCAGAGGCTGTATGAGTCGGTGTGTGATATCAGCGTCTGCTGCGTTGTATTGATGAAGTATGTCACGTGGAAGGTATGACAGTGGGGCCCCCTTGTATGGCAAGTACTGTCGTGTATCAGTCTTGTAACGCGGCGCACCCAACTGCTCCACAGCAAGTTGTTCAAGGTCATGAGTACCCTTCCTCTCGTCCGTGGCGTAGTGTCTCAACATCGTACACCCGCCAACCTTCATCTTCGGAGCGATCTCCCAGGTGTGTTCAACGTCGAACTTCATGTTCTGTCCGTCCCAGGAGATGTCTGGGTTCTCGAAGGCGGCCTGTGCCCAATGCCGAAAGGTTGGGTCCATGATGACTTCACGCGGGTAGACAACAGACGCCCCTGGCCTGTGGGAGATTGCGAAGCACAACCAGTTCGGCCGTTTGGGATCGTACCGTCGGAACTTCTCGTCGATCTCCAGTTCGATGTCAAGTACTAGGGTCCGTGATGCTTGGACCTGCTTGTTGAGGAGCTGGATGGCCTGGTCGACTGACTCGGCGACTTTGTACTTGGTGTCTTCCCAACCGACTTGGATCCTGTTGACCTTCGCGACGTCGGCAATGATGGAAGGGAGCATATCAGGCGAACGGAGAGCGGCCGCGGGATGGAAGGTAGGAAGAATCCTAACTCCAGGGAGGTCGTAGGACTTGGAGTCCGGGATCTTCCGAAGTTCAGTAATGCCAGTACGCGTGTCCAGGAGGGTCTTGGCTGCCGTATTGCCAAGTGCCAGAACTGTGTTAGGCCTCCGTTCCTGTAGCTCTTGAATAAGACGAGGTCGGCATGCCTTGACAGCCGCAGTCGAAGGCGTCGCGTTCCCTGGGGGTCGACAGAGACAGACATTCGTGACCCAGACAGTATCGCGGTCGATCCCGGCATTTCGAAGGATGGCTGTGAGGAGCTGTCCTGACTTCCCGACGAAGGGGGTTCCATGCTTTGCCTCCTCATAGCCAGGGGCTTCCCCGACGATGGCTAGGTCAACCTTGTCTGGACCCATTCCAGGGGCAAAGGGTTCATCCCGAAGTGGGCAATGCTCACAGTCGGCCAGCGGGGCCTTAGGGGTAAGGGACGTAGACAAGTTCCTCTTCCTCCGTCTCGACGCACACACGTATGTGGTCGTCACCTACGGCTATCCCTTCTGGGTAGTACTTGACCTTCACGAACCCGATGTTCACCTGACGGTATTTCTCCCGAGTGCCGTCTTCCCACACAATGAGGACTGGCTTCTTCTGCTCGTTCGGTATGTCACGTCGCTCGAGCTCGACAGTGTCGACGAACACCCTAACGGTCAAAGGTGCACCTCCCCCTGTGCCCACTTGATAAACCGGTTGACGTTGTACTGTGTGATGATAGGAAAGGGATCGGCAAGTGCGTCGAAGTCAAGGGAAGGTATCTCGGCCCTCTTGGCTATAAGTCCTTGCGTAGGATGGAACTGAACACCAGCAAGGCCGGCTCGCACAGGTATCTTGCTGTCACAGCCTCGGATCCAGCTGTAATGGTTCGATGCGTACTGGACTTCGGTCGGGTTACCCCAAGTTCCGAGTAGGTGGTAGTCCTTCAGGGGAAGTGTCGGTTGAGCGTCGTCAATCATCTTGAGCACCTTCAGTCGGTTACTTCCGAGTGACTTCGGAATACCGATTGTGTCGATGTTAGGTATCTGGACCATGTCAGCAAAGCATTGCATCCAGTCTTCGACGTTCTCGCCCTGTGGGACCCCCATGAGGTTGATGTCCGGGTTGTTCTTCCACATCCACCCAGCGTAGACGTAGGCATCTTCCAGCGTCGCTCTGGAGTTCCAAGGGTGGTCTGGGAGCACGAGTTCGTCTGCCCGAGTCATTATGACTGCCTTCAGTAAGTCTGCAATGGGGAGTGGGTCTTCTAGTTCAATGACGGAGTTGTCCATAATCAGGAAGTCACCTTGACGCTTGCGTGCTGCATAGAAGTACCTGTACTGGTCATTCTCAAGCACCAGGTGAGCCAGCGCCAAGTGATAACTGGTCACCGCGTAGCGCTCAAGTAATGCGGTCGGTGCCAGGATGGCTGCTTGCAACTCGTTCTTCCCTCCCCTTGATCTCCCGGTCAAGACACCAACGTGCCTTCTTCAGGTCCTCGAGTCCGTTCTTCTGGTCATGTCGCCAGACGTACTTGAGCACGTTCCCGAGGTTGAAGTTCAGTCCCAGGTCCTCGATAACGTCAATGCACTCGAACTTGCCTTGGTGATAGTGGGGTGGATGGTCGATCATGTCTAGGTCAGGTTGACACCCTGCTTCAACACAACCGTTTGTACGTGTATGAGATCTTGCATGGTAACCAGTAAGCATAAGTTTCGGGCTTGGTAGCATCTCAGCCATGGTTTCTCCCAATGAGCGACAGGAACTCCTGCCGAGCGCCCTTACTTGTGTCTAGGAACACACCAGTCATGCCTGAAGTGGTTGTGAGATGTCCTGGACGTTGGATGCCTCGCATGCTCATACAGAGATGCTCAGCTTCGAGTACGACAGCGACGCCCTTCGGTTCGAGCTGCTCCTCCAAGAAGTTCATCACGTCCTTCGTGAGCTCTTCCTGGATGTTGAGCCCTCGGCTGAAGTGATCAACTACACGTGCGAACTTGGAGAGTCCTGCGAGCTTCCCGGCTGGGATGTAAGCGATATGGGCGTGTCCATGGAAGGGCAACATGTGGTGAGCACACAGGCTGTAGAAGTACAAGTCACGGAGGACGATCATCTGGTCAACGTCCTTGTTGATGAACGTAGTGAAGGTGAAGTGGGAAGGTTGAATGAGCATTTCGTCGTACATGAGTGCAACCCGTTGAGGCGTACCTCGCAAGTGAGGATGCTCTTCCCACTCAGAGTCGATCTGCTTCAGTACGCCTTCAAGTGCATCCATGAGGGCAATAGCTCTTGCGGACATCGCTACCACTAGATGCCCCTTTCCTCAGCCGGCCAGACGTACTTGTGGGTCTGCAGGTTCAGTTTGCAGGCGTACATCCCGTGCTCCTTGATGAAGGCGACCAGCTCGGCAGGTTCGATTGCGCCCCACACTGGGCCCATGTACACCTGGTGAACGGGTGCTTCTCCCCACAGGGTGAGAAGATCTTGCGCCTCTCGCATATCGTCTAGGTCCTTGACTACGAACTTGACGGCATCCTTGAAGGAAAGTTGGTGTCGGTTTATCTGCCGGTTGCTCAACCCCGTAGAGGCCTCACCTGAGCCCTTGAGTTTCCAGTCCATGATGACAGTGACCCTTGGAGAGAAGACCCAGTTCGGGAAGATGCGTGACCCGTTTGTGAAGATGTCAACCGAGTAGCCCCTGCGCCAGAACTCGAGCGCCAACTCCTGAAGGTCATCATCACGCTGCAGGAAGGGTTCTCCTCCTGTAAGAGTCACGTTCCTCGAGGGCTCTCCCTTCAGCCGTGCCAGGATGTCTTCGGGCTTGACCCACTCGGCCTCTTTCGTGTAGATCTCCGGGTAGATGGCGTATGCAGAGTCGCACGGCCAACCCGGGCAACGCATGTTGCAGCCTGCGAACCGAACGAACGTGGTAACTGTTCCAACGTTAGGTCCTTCACCCTGGACGCTGGTGTACAGTTCGCTCAGCCGAAGCATTATGTCGTCTCCACCAAGTCAATCAACTCCCGTCGGTTGAAGTACTGACTGAAGTACCAGAACTGACCCTTCAGTCGTTCGTAGATGGAGTCCATCGGTATCTCTGCACCTGTCGTTCGGTTCCTCGTGCTGACCGGAATCCACAAGCGGAGCACTCGATGGTTGCATCTCGTAACGATCGCCGTCTTGGTCTTCACCGTGCACCAAGTCTTGTGGTCAGCATCGAACCAGTCACGAAGAATGGGCCAGTCGTTCAATGCGTGTTTGAACGTGGGGAACACGATACAGGCATCGTGCGTCGCAGAGATGCTCAGCACGTCAGAGTTCCCTGCGATCTGGAACGCGTACGTCATTCGCGGTACTCCGCAAACGAGTCATCCGTCTCCTTGACCAGGACGATGACATTGCGAGCGGTGTGGTGGCGTTCAACGATCTCCACCCAGAAGAACTTGGCTAGCTGTTCTGCGGTCGGAAAGAAGTCGAGCATCTCGTTCAAGTCCTGATGGTCGTACTTCATGATGACGTCCTTGATGACGCCGTAGTCAAGTACGAAGCCATCCCGGTCAAGGTCCTTCGCTTCGAGTTCGACGTACACTTCGTAGTTGTGTCCGTGAGGTCGGTGACATTTGTGGTCCGCCGGTAGTTGTGAGAGATGGTGAGCAGCTGCGAACCTAACCGTCTTCCCGATCCTAAACACGGGCGTACTCGATCGGGTCGGTGAGACCGTTGGTCTCGAAGGCTGCAAGGCGCTCGACACAGGTCGGGCACTTGCCGCAAGCGGGACGAAGTCCTTCGTAGCAGGACAGTGTGAGATGAAGTGGGGCACCGATCTGTGTCGCGACAGCTACGATGTCGTGCTTCATCATCCACTCGACAGGTGTGACAAGTCGCACTCGATGGTAAGACCCGATGTAGATAGCGGAGGCCATAGAGCCGATGAACTCGGGAGTGCAGTCAGGATATGCCCAGCCTCTTGCATCTTCTGCATGTGCTCCGAAATAGATTGCACCTGCGCCTTCGACAAGGGCAAGGGAGGCAGCAGTGCTGAGTAGGTTACCATTCCTGAACGGAACGTAAGTCGGACTAACACCTTCTCCCTCCGCAATCTCCTTGTAGGTCAAGTGAGGCATCTCAGCCCCACCGGTTAGGCTTGACTCGACCGACTTGAAGACCATCGGGTCGAGGTCAATCTCGGCCATCTTGCCAAGGTTGTAGTGTGCAGCAACCTCGAAGGCTGCCTTCCGTTCGACACGGTGCTTCTGACCGTAGTCGATGTTCAGACCGATGATCTCTTTCGGTTCGAACCCGTGGTGCTCAAGTGCGATTGCCAGACAGGTTGTGCTATCCAACCCGCCGCTCAGCAGTACTACTGCCTTGGGCATCCAGGAACTCCTTTCTCTGCTTCGGGGTCATGTTGAACATCTTCCGCCGTTTGCTTTCGACCATCCCTCCCCACACTCCATACCGTTGCCTTGTAGCGATACTAAACGCGAGACACTCCATCTTCACTGGACATGGCTCACAGAACTTTACTGCCTTAGCAGCGGTGTCAGGGTGACCGCTCGACGGGTAGAAGAGGTTAGGGTCAACTGTCTCATCGGTATTGCACCTGGCGTAGTCATGCCAGCCAGGGTCAACTGAGTACAGCAGGAAAGAGATTCTCCCCCTTGCCATTTCGCACCCTCCGAATCATACCCCTCTGGTCAAGCGTCTCCAGTACTCCTTCAGCATCACGTGCTGTCAGGTGGAAGTTCTGCATGAGGCGTGATCGACTGACGCCATTGTGACGTGCAATGTACCTTCCGACCTGTTCGATACGTCGTTCGGAGACTGTCTTACCTACGTTCTCCACTACATCGACTGCGTACTTCGCCCAGTCGATCATGTAACTGGCAGCCCTGAGTATGTCTTGTACCTCGACTATGACGTCCGCGGCCTGTGGGTCTTTGCGCGCAGCGGATATCAGGGCCGCAGTCTTGAGTGCCGATTTACTAAGGCGGTCAAAGAGTGGTGTGTACATCTCTGGGTTGTTAGACTCAACACCGTACTTGACCATGGTCTTCTCTAGGTCGTTGTAACGGAGCCAGGCCTCAGGAGTCAGTTTCGCATTCCAGATACGCTTTGACTTGACTTCCTGTTCGCCTATGTGTAGGATGATCTCGGCGTCATACATGTCCTTGAAGTGTTCTATTTCAACCAGGAGCCTCGACTCGTCAGCATCGTGTGCATCGGTCATCGGGCCGATTGCCTTGAAGTCGTTGATGTCGGACTCCGCCTCGATGAAGATGAACCTAGGTACGAAACCGGAATAGACATGCTCTGCAGTCATGCCAGCGAGAATCCGGTTCCTGATACCTCCGCAGAAGATCAGGAGGATTGGGTCACGTACCTCAATCGTCTCCTTTCGCAAGATACGCTTCTGGTACTTCCCATCGTACATCTTCGTCAAGACTTCCAACATACCAGCATAGTAGTCCTTCTTCGCGATGGCTTCCAAGAGTCCGCTGAACTCGTCGCGCCAGAAGATACCACTGCGGTTCGGTCGGGATGCTATGGCGGACATCAGGCCCTCCAAGGAACCATCCGTAGCCAGAATAGCGTCCGGATCCACAGTGATAAGTAAGTCCATCGCCATCTCCATGGCGGTCGACTTGCGCGTCAGGGTCGTGTCGGCTAAGATCATGAACCAGAGATTCAAGGTCATAGTGCCAAATGAGGTAGGCAACTTCACAACTGAACTCAACAGGTGGGACAATATAGTCAACGCGCCAGCTTGGAAGTACTGCGGGGCTGCGTCGCCTCTTGTCTTCGCCCATGCTGTGAACCTTTCTATGAACGTGTCCGGTAGTGCCTTGACGATTGCCCACTCAGCTTCGGTGAGTATCTCAGGCAATGGTGTACCAGGTATGAAGTCTTGTTGACGGTTTACTAGTCGAACCGCGGCTCTTCCGACATCTTTCCACAGGTGGTGTTCGGGCAGTCCGTCTCTGCGGAACTTGTTACATGCTGCGTTACGGCAGATGACGAAGGTCTCAGCCTTACTGAGACCGGCTTCTAACAGCTCCATCTCCAGAGCCCAAAGACTTGTGCTCCAATCCTTCCGAGGCACTGTGCTGTACAGTTCATGGACCCGTTGTGAAAGCTGCATGCGGTAACGTTTGAACAGTTCGTCTGGATCAATACCTGTGAGGTCTGGAATCGGTTCATCAACGAACTCGTAACCTGGAACTGGAGGTAGTGCTCTGAAGTCGTCGATGCTGTAGACGAGATTCTCCCAGGATACCAACTCGACGTTAGGAATCTCACCAGTCCGCTCGTACTTGACGTTGTATGTCAGAGGCACTCGCAGCATCTGGCTAAGGTCCCAACCAGTTTGGTCGATGCCGTATTCCTTGTACTTCCAAGCGATACGATGAGCCGCATCTTCAGCGTCGAGTGGATCTGTCCTCTTGTTCAGGAGCCAGAACGATTGCCACCTACCTGGACTTGACTGTAGTACGATAGACGGTTTGGGTTCGAGTACACGTGGATCGCACTCGTCGAGGTCAGCCCATATACATGTACAGACGTCGACATCTTCCTTCTCCCGTTGGTGACCCTTCAGTAGCTGGGGACAGAAGTATACGTTCTTGCCGACATAGTTACGGTTGACTGTCTCAAGGATGGTCGGAAGTTGTTCCGGGTACTTGAAGAACTCCTGGTGCCAGTTACCCTTACCTTTGCCCCATGCAAGGCAGACATATCCAGCTGCGTCACCAAAGATGGCACGGAAGAATGCTTCCCGCTTGGCGTTGGTTTCCTTACTGATACCGATGACTGGCAATCCCCACTCCTCCGTATAGAACTAGTGAGGTGGAGAGGCTTGACCCTCTCCACCTCGTGTTACACTACGGCAGTTCGCTGTCAGCCGCTTCGGTTACCGGGTAGACCCGACGAACGCGATTCTGCTTGCCGTAGGTCTCCGAGTCCGACACCGACACGGAGAGCATGACCTCACGGCCAACGATCTCTTCGATGTCCAGTGCGAACTCCGGGCTGTTCAGTTCCTCGTTGGTGTAACCGGCACCCTTGAGGAACCGCTTCAGCATCGGACGAGCTTCGTCGACGAGTGACGTGTTCAGCCATTGCTTCCGCTTCTCGTACCCGGGGGTCAAGATGTTGAACTCCCAGGAGATGTAATCCTCTCCTGGGTACTTGGCATCCTGACCCGCTTGCTTCACTTCGCCCTTGAAGATGGTGGCTCGATACTGTCCTTGCGGGATAGTCTCGAAGTCCTCCACATCGGCGAAGCTACCGATAGGGATGGGTGACAACTGTGTGTCCTTTCAGCTCATGACCAATGCAGCGATCTTGGTCATTGTCGGGTCTTCCATGATGATGGGGAGCGAGTCCGAGCGGTCCTTGGCGATGGAGATCTTGGCCGTCGGTTGGGACAAGATTCGCCTAACGATCCGCATCTCCCCTGTCTCTGACTTCTCTTCGCGTGCGTACATGTACAGTACGACGTCGAGATAGCCAGGCACTTCACCCGAAAGCTTACCAGGCATTGACGGCTCGTACGTGATAGCTCCCGTCTGCTGGTCCTGCTTCCGAGCTGACCAGGCCGTGTAGATGACGTGACAGTCGAGGTCCCGGAACGCTCGCACGAAGCGTCGGATCTGTTCGCCCGATTTGCCCCAGTCACGTTGTGCTGGGACGTCCGGGTCGCGCTCAGGATCCTTGTTCACGGTGTCTCGCATCACAGCACCCATTGACAGCTTCTGAGTCTCCGACAGGTTGTCGATGATGATTGTCCTGTAGCCTACTCCTTTCCGGATCGCTTCGTAGACGTCCTGGAGTCTTCTCCAAGCCGTCTTGCGGATCTGCCCAGTAGCATCGAGTACATCACGCGGTGTGATGATGTCGATGTCCGGGTAGAGCTTGCGGAAGGTCATGTCGCCACCCTCGATGTTGATGTATAGGCAAGGCGACATCTCTTCCACTTCACTTGCACTTGCGGCGAGTCGAGTCTTTCCGACTCCAGGATCGCCCCACACCATCATCTTGACCCACAGGGCTTTGTCAGCAACTCTCGTGACAGGAAGTCCGGCTAGGTCAGGAACCAATGGCGTCGAAGGCGCATCAAGTGATGGTACGGCACGTTCGATGACTTCACTCATAACCGGTCGTTATCTCTCTCCTGGTAGTTAGCAGCAAGGATTGCACGCCAGTCTGCGTCTTCCCACTTGGCGATGCAAGGTGCTACGAACGGGCAGTTCCCGCAGTTGATGCGTGACGGGCTCCGATAGATGGACGGGTTGTTCAACATGTCCATGACCTCGAAGCGCATCGACTCACCTAGGTGGTTGAGTTCGTTTCTATTACGACGCACCACCTCCCTGTGAACGAAGTTGTCTTCCTTCACGTCCCGAAGGTACCGGAGGTAGTTGTGGTAGTAGGCCGGAATCTTGTGTGTGCCGTAGTACGCACGGATGTCAGCCAGGGCTGTCTCGAAGGTAGTGTCCTGCTGCTTGTTGATGGATAGTCCACCCTTGGAGAGTTCGGTCAGGTGCTTGGGGGACTTCTTCTTGAGGCTGTTGTAGATGACACCATCAGCCTCAACACCGGTAGCTTCACGGATTCCCCAGAGATACGAACCGCACTGATCGTCCATGCTGAGCCATTCAGATGACTCGGCGAACTGTGCAGTGGTCTTGTGCTCCAGAACGTAGATGCGGTTACTCTGTCGAACAAGACCGTCGACACGGAACCGATAACTGACACCTGGCATTCCAGGAATCGGTATGTCGAACACTTGCTCAACCCAGATGACCTCGTCGAAGTCTTCTGCGTCGTGCTTGCGTGCCCAACCGAAGTAGTTGCTGAGCATTCCAAGCCCGAGGGTACGCTGCTCCTTGAGCCATGTCTCGCGCTCTGGGTCAAGCTGTCCTTCGAGGGCACGCTCGACACGCCAGTCGTCGCAGAACTTGTTGAAGGAAGCTCGTGCACGTTCGATAGAACGTTCTTCGAACTGCGGGTCATAATAGTTCGCCAGTGCGAGGTGAATACCTGTACCGAACCACAGAGGCGTGATGGTCGCTCTCGGCTCCAAGTTCATCCGGAGGTTACTGGCGAAGTCCCAGCGTTGCCGACACCACTTGAACTGAGTTCGGTCAGTCGTATGGACGCTGATCCTCATAACTCTCCCCACTAGTTGCTTCGATGTTACAAGTCTATCTTACCCAAGAGGTAACATCAAGACGTCATCTTAGATGGCTCGCTTCCACCAAGCGCGTCCTGTCCCCGAGAGCGGGCAATGAGAGCGATGGCTTTGGCCTCGGGAGAACCCTCGTCTAAGTCCTCGTCGTAGCGCGCACGCCGCAGCCGCTCGTCCGCTACGAACGTCTCCAACGCCGCCAGTAGGTCGCGCTCGCTGTCGAGGATGGCGGCACGATCGGCGATGAGTGCTCGGATCACTGATGTCTCGGTCTGGCCGAACTGGTGCTCTCGCGCGGCCGAGTCCCATTCCGCTACCTTCTCGTCCGGAATATCGCCGTATGGCGTGGCGTGCGCGTCGATGTCGAGAATGTGCGCCCGCAAGTGATCCACCCGTTCGAGCGCGTCGCGCTCGCTGGCGAGGATGGCGGCATTGTGGGCTTTGAGCACGCGGATGGACTTCGAGATGCCACTGTCGGACATCGCGTCCCACGCGAGTCCCTGGACCCGCTGCTCGAACTCCTCGTCCGTCAGTCTCGCTGCGCGGTCGGTCATGACGGTGTCGTCAGCCTGTTGGAGGGGTGTATCTGTCAATCTGACCATCTCCTATCAGGGTGTCTTCTGCAACTAGGTTGTCGCAGAACTGACACCACCATAGACGGACTAGCATGACACCACGGAGCTCGTAACTGGTGTTGAGGTCTTTCCACGGTCGATGCGTCCGACACGACTTACACCAGAGACCGAAGCCAGGGTCGTTCTTGGCCATCCGTGACGGTTGCCAACTACTCCCTGGACTCTTCCTCTTCCTCCGATGTAGCTTCGGTTGGTACTCGAAGTCCGATTGCGACATCTGCCTCTTTCGTGTCAATGGTTGGAGTGCCACAACAAGGACAGGGTTTGTATTCTAGACCCTTGAGTCTGATTCGGTAGTACACAAGCTGAGGCGTAATGCCTCTGCTCCGGGCATAGTCAATCGGTTTCATGCGCCCGAACAGGTCCTCCCGATCCGCAAGCTCGTCGAGTCGAACCTGTCTGAAGAACTCTTCTGTGTTCACGTGTGCAGTTCGAGCTGGATCTGTCCGATGTAATGCCAGTCCATGCTTCCACAGACCTGGCAAGAGGAAGTCTTGACACCGGCATCATCACGTAGTGCATGTAGCTTGACGTGACCTTCTCGGTCAGCGTACGCGAAGACGTACAAGGTTGTCACCTCCCTTCATTCTATCTTACATCACCCATTTGGAGAAGTCAAGCGCTTCGCAGTGTACTCAAGTTCATGACCCAGCATGACTGGTTTGAACACTTCGTTGGTATGGACTGCCATAACGTGACACCGTTTGTCCCAGTCAGTCCAGACGAGTACTTGTGGGGGCTGTTCAGTCATCCCGTGATGTTCCCACCAGTTAGTACCGTCAGAGCCATAGAGCCAGCCGAACAACTCCCTCTTTGGGACTGACACGAACAACTCAAACGGTATGTACATAGTGACTTCGTACATTACCCCCTCAGAGCCAGTCTTCGGTCCCTTGTGGAGTACCCCTTGATAGGTACGTTCTTCCCGTCCCTGTAGCTGTAGTAGTAGTCATCCCAGGACAGGTGCTCCTCAATGACGTCCTCCTCCTTGCCGTCCCGAAGTTGAGCCAGCCAAGGGGAGCCACACTCACCACACCCGTTGATGACAATGTTATGCTTCTCGGACAGTTCGGTGAGTTCCTTCAGGAAGGCTTCGACTCTCTTGTCAAGTGCCATAGTATCAACTCCCTAGTATCTGTCGGAACCAACTGACCTTGACCGCGTTGACCTGGGCGATATGGTTGTCCTCGCTGTCCTCGGAACGGTAGTGCTTGACGACTCCACCATGTGGATTGTCCTCACGGTTGAAGAGACGTCCCCAGGCTTGGTTGTTGTCTGAAGGGGAGTACTCCTCGCTTAGGAACAGGGCATGCCGCCCTGTGGAAAGGGTGATCGCAATCCCGCCTGCCCGGATGTTGGCGAGCATCACTTGTGCTTTCCCGCTCTGGAAGTCGTCGACCCCTTGGTCACGTACGTTCGGGTTCTGTCCAGTGTACATACGGTAGGGTATCTTCGTCTTGTCGAGCCGCTTCGCTGCGAGGTTCAAGAGCTGGGTGAAGTTACTGAAGACGACCAGCGGCATGTCGGTTCCGGTGACATCGTCCATCATGGCATCAAGCTTGTTGGAAGGCTCGCTCATGCGGAACTTGTCACCATCTTCTTGCATGTACGCCGATGCGAACTGGCGCATGCGTGTTCTTTGGGCAATCACCACAGGGGCTGGGATCCAACCGTCAGGTCCGTACTCGTGTTCGAGCCTGGCGAGCATGGTCTTTGCCATCTCGTCGTACGCCTTGCGTTGGAGTGGATGCATCTCGAGCTTGACGATTTCATGGTCGATGTTCGTCTCTGGTGTCGTACGTCGGATGCAGAAGCGCCGAAGCAATGCCTTGAGCTCTTCCACGTTCTTCGGACCGATGATCTCACGCCACTCCCTCTGGTGGAAGTTCCCGCAGACGGGGCACCCGAACTTCGATGGGACGTGATGTTCTGACTCGACGAAGTAGTGGAAGTACTTCCAGTACCCTCTGAACTCCTTCGGATACAGCCAGTTCAGGATGCTCCAGAGGTTGTCAGGCCGACTCAGCATTGGAGTGCCCGACAGACCGCGTTTATGCTTCACACGGGTGAGTTGCTTGACCGCAATGGAGCGATCAGCCTTTCGGTTCTGCATGTAGTGAACCTCATCAGCGACCACGAAGTCCCACCAGACATTGTTCAAGGTCTTGGTGAGCTGCTCGTAGTTGGTGATGACCACTACATCTTGACCTGGATCGTCTCCTACCCACCAAGTGCGTTGGTAGATAGGAGTATCAGGCAAGATGATGCGGCTGTGACGTTCCCACACGCTACGCGCCGTCTTCGGGCACACAACCAGAGTTCGTGTTGGACCTCGTTCGGATCGGTACTTGGCGATCTCGAACAAGGTCGTAGCGGTCTTCCCTTTGCCCATGCCATCAAAGTTACCGAAGCCAGGCAGGCCATAGGCACGGTCGACGGCTACCTGCTGGTGCTCACGTATCTCCAAGGCGCCTCCAGAACCGTCGGATGCGTGGACCTAGCTCGATGGTCTCGAGCCACGACTGTGATACGGAGTGGCAAAGAAGCACACGTTCCCTTGGAACTTGACCGAGTGACGGCCAGGAGAAGATGTACTCAATCTTCTGGCGCACTCTGCTTCTCCCGCCAGTCCTTGACGTGTGTACACTCGTTGTCGTTCGGTTCGCCGATCTTGGACATCCGCCATCCTCTACACGTGCAGATGAGGTTTGCACCGTCTTGCACGTTGATGAGGAGGTAGACCTGACCCTCCTCCGTGTTGGACTCCGTTGCCCAAACTGGACTCGTGTCTGTGATAAGAGCCCAGCCGTCTTCGGATGCATGGATGTCATCCAGCATCAGATCGTGCATCGTTCCCATCGGCCCACCTCCGCTTCACGTACTCGACTTCCGGGATCGGCTTGCGTGGACTGCCCTTGCCAGGTACGAACCCTGAGTCAACAAGAGCGATACCTGGCGTCTCACCCTTGACTACGTTGCTAAAGTACGTCGCCCACATCTGGGACGACATCTGGTGCTCCGCCGTTACCAGTTTCTCGTCAACGGAGATTGACACAGTGGACAGGATAGCACCGGCGTCTTTGAGGAGCTGCCTGCTCCGTACAAGCGGGAAGAACGATACGACTTTACCACTTGCTGCATGTCGGATCGTAGGTACGGAGCAGCATATCGCAGCCAACGCCATGTCAGCCCTCTTAGCCACTTGTACATAGGCAAGTGTCCTTTCAAGGTGCCAGTACTTCTCGGTGTCCGCCATGTTGCCTGAAACGAACATCAGGCCGTCGTAGTGGTCGATCTCCTCGGGCTCGATGTCGTCCAGGGTGAGCTTGATGGTGTTCGACTGTCCGGTTACTTCGTCCTCGATCATGTACATGGTCGAGGCTACGTCGAACTCCAGACCGGCTTCCTGCATCACACCGAGAGCGGTCCAGAGTTCGTGGCCATTGTAGCGCTGTGCGCAGACCACAAGGACTTTCACTTCGTGACCTGACCCTTCTCTTCGGCGAAGCGTCGGGCAACTTCGTCAGCGTCGATCGGTGTTGCGTTCTGCACCTTGAACTCGTCCAGATCTTCTTTCCAGTTCGGGTTCTCGGTACCGTCTGGGTTGAGGTCCAACCTCATCAGGTAGATCTCCCCCTTGCGTTGGAACAACTTGATAGGAAGACCGTGGCTCCTGATGTAGGCACCGAGACTCGAGTTCAACGACATCATGGACTGCTGCATACCAGTACGGTCCAGTTTGGCCATGATGTAGCCCGTCTCGAGGAAGGACTTCAGGATTGGATATGAAACCCTCCCCCTGTGGGACTCGCGCATGTTGGGTACGTCGTCCGGGCTAACTGGCTCGAACTTCATTGAGCTTATTCACCTCCTCCCGTAGCTTGTTGAGCTGCGTCTGCTGGTCTGCGAAGGCCTGCTTGATGTCGATGCCCCCGATGTTGTTCCGGATGTCATCGAGCTGTTGGTCGATCGCAGGGAACTTGCTGTTCGGACGTGCCGAACTCTTGGCCATGTCCTTCCCGAGCATCGCCATGAAGGCATCTAGCTCGAGGTCGTCCAGGATCTGCCACTCGGACATAGCGCCACCACCACCGCGCTTGACTTGTGTAATGCAGCCAATGCGCTTCAGGATGTCGAGCACAGGTCCGTATGTAGGCACTGGCACATTACAGTTCCTGAACAGGTGGGTGATGTACCCTTTGTAGATGAGTCTGCCTTCGTCGTCGAGTTCGGCTCCGTCCTTCATTGACTTGAACACTCGTTGGGTATGGCCCCAAAGAGCAGGTGGTGCTGACAGTTGAACCTCTTCGTCCATGTCACCTCCTTCCCTCTTCTTGTATCATATAACACCCAATGGGAAACCTCAACGCAGACAGAAAGGGCCCCGGTTAGGGGGCCCTGACTGTTACGGAGGTGAGGTGGGGACTCACCTTATTGTGCACCGAGCCGAGTCGGGCAGCTCCACTTCCCGTACTGCTACACGGGACCCGATCCCCGTCTTGCGAGCCGGATGCTCGGTGCACACTATTGGGGAGCTCCTACTTAGGCTTAGCCCTATAGGCCTTCGCCCTGGGGAAGCTGGTTCGGAGCTCCCCACAAAGGGAGCCAGGATGTGCGGACTCAGGTGCGACCTGCCCGTCATACTCCTGCGCTCCCTTTGTGGGGAGGGGAACCTTGGCCAAAGTCAAGGTTCCCCTACGCCCACGTCTACGCGCTGGCGAACTCGTCTTCCGCTTCGCCCTCGCTTGAAGCTGCCGGAGCTGCGCCAGCCTCTGCAGCCGGCGGAGCCTCGTTGGCCTTCTCGGCCTCCTTGGCTGCCTTCGCAGCGGCCTTGTCAGTCCGTTCCTGCTTCCGAGCTGCGCGTGCCTCGTTCCACGCGGCGAACTCGTCACGCAGGATGTAACGGCCCTCACCGCCCTTGGTGTAGGCGGGAAGCGAACCGTTACGGATCCAGCCGTACACGATCTGCGGCTTGATCTCCAGCTCGTTGGAAAGCGCCACCGGCTTCACGACGTTCTCGGGATCGGTTCCTTCCGGGAGCTCCTTGTACTCGACCTCAGCCATGTTGTTGTCACCTCCTCTCCCCTCGATGATTGATGCTCATACATGTATGATAGAGCACCCAAGGGGAAACATCACGGGTTGCCATCGGGAAAGTTTAGTCTCCTGGTGGACCCTTGACTAGCTGCACTACTAAGTACACCACGCCCCCTACAATCACAACGGGCGCGAGGATGAGGATTAGCGGTCCGAAGAACGACATCTACCCTCCGCTCTGGTCCCACTTGTTGTCGCCATAGACCGCTTGACGCACCCACAAGTCGCCAGTGAGACAGATACCGTACTGGCAGTTCTTGAAGTGCCCTTGTGCATAGCGGCTCCACCAGAAGTAGTTACCGCCATAACCACCATCGGCATGAGTAGGTCGAGGCAAGTACTGCGAGCTGAGGTTCCAGCCCAACTGACCTCCACCCGTCTGGGTGAACTGATGCCAAGTGACCACAAATCCGTCGTAGCACCAGCTCGCCACTCCTTCGTACCAGTAGATGATCCAGCCGACGTAGTTGTAGGCGTTCATTCTGTATTGCAAGTTGTAGTGACAGCTTGTCACACCATCGGGTTGCGCGACAACCTCGCCCTGCGTAACTGAGGCTGTCGTGTAAGCCACGGTGGTTGGCGACTTGGTCCCCGCCCCAGCGTTAGGGACGAATGCCAAGGTCACTACGAACAGTACTGCCAGCAACAGGGCTATACGCCTCATTGCGTCCTTCTTTCTCCCCCCTGTATACTTCCAGAGGTCGGTGGGAGTCATCCCTTCATAGGCACCAACTCCTTACAGTCGCAGGGCTGCTCAACTTCGTCCCTGACGTTGACGCCCTGACACTCTGGTGTGTGGATACGACCCATGTGACCACAGTTCGAACACCACACCTCGTTCGCCAAGTCAAGTGGCACGTCAGTCCCCCTTGACGAAGTAACGCGAGCCTGTGCGCCGTGCAACGAGCTTCTCGACGGACGAGAACGGCCCCGGGTAGGTGTCGTCCGAGAACCCTCGTGACGTCACCAGGCCCAGCTGCCGTTCGTTGTACCGGGTCGAGATCTGCACAAGATCCCCCGTCCTGAGGTCGTACCCAGGGTCCTTGTACGTCCATGTTCTGTGACCCTCTAGTGCCAAGCCAGGGCCAATGAACTTGACCTGGACGTACTTGTCTTCGTCCCGACACTGGGCTTCAAGCCGGTTGAGCTGGAGAGTCATGTTGCGAATCTCCGCTCGCATCAGGTTGATCTGGTCCTGCTTCGTTCCCGCTGCCATCTGTCACCCTCTCTCCAGGATCTGGTTGAGCTCGTCCAGTTCCGCCGTCAGCACCTTCACCTTCTGGTGCTGATGACTCCACTTGCGCAGACGCCATGTTGGTGTCATGGCCTCCAGCTTCCGGACTTCCATCATCAGGTTGTCCGACCGTGACTTGGCGTACATCAACAGTGTCATCGTCCTCCTTCCTACGGTAGTACCTGTCCGCCTCTTCAAGACAGATCAGTTTGGACTTGGGTCCCTGCTTGGTGCGCAGCTTCCCCTTACTCACTACCTGGTACACGTACTGCGGTGGAAGGCCAATCACCTTGGCGTAGTTGACAGGTGATATCCACACCTTGCCATCCACCTTGCTCACGTACGTCTTCACCTCCGAAAGCGGAACCTTCGTCGTGCGGGTCCGCGGCGGTGTGTATGAAGACATCGCCACAGGCTGGCCACTACGGATTCGTGCATTCCGTTCCATTGCGTGGTCAAGCCTTGACTTGTTACGCTTCCGCCCTGTGGGGTTCTGTGTCGAAGGACGGATGCGGTATGTCACCTTCAGAGGGTCTTGTCCTGCCAACTCGACTAACGTCGCCCAAGATGCTTCCGGGTCGCTCGTCCGAGGCAAGAAGAACACTCGCCAGTACCGCAAGTAGAACTCCGCCTTGTCAAGCACCTCAGCGTCGGCATCGAAGCGTTCCAACACCTCCGCCTTTGAGTGTTGTCCCCAGAGATACTGTCGATGGAAAGGCATGTCCGGGTCAAGTGAGACCCCGAGCCACACTCCCTTCGGGTCAGTTACCTCTTCCACGTACGCGATCTTCACTTGCCCTCCATCTTCTGCTTCTGGGTCCAGGCGAAGAGCTGCCATGCACCAAAGCTCGTACCGTACACCATGAGAACGATGCCTGACCAGATAAGTACTCCGGTCATCTGGTACAGAACGAACATGGCACATGCTATAGCGACAACGCCAAGTACGACTGCCTCACAGGACCATCGAAGCCAATCAGGACGGTACCACTTTGTCCACTTCTTGGCAATCTTCGTGTCATAGTCATCGTACATTGTTTCACCTCCCTTCTGTAGTAAGGCCCTCAAAGGTGCACACGGAGCAGTGAGGCGCTTCGGTCGCGACCCTAACGCGTATACTCCGTGTGCACGTCTTGAAGGTCCTACCTGCCTTGGTTGAAGTACTGGTTACTAGCCATGAACTCTTCGACTGCTAACCGGATCTCGCGACGCGCGTTCTCCAACCGCTTCTCACGACCGAAGCCCTTACGGGTGTCGCCGCGAGCCATTCGGAAGATGAAGATCGGCTTGGCGAGTTTGTCTACGAGCTCGTCGATGGTCATGGCTTGATCTCGATCCGGACAGGTAGGAACGGTGACTCCGTCGACACGGTGCTCTGTTGCCCACAGTCCCCGCAATGCAGGACCTGAACCTCACCGAGTGATTCGACGAAGACCTCCCGCGTGATGGCCACCCACCCATCCTTCTGACCGCAATGCGGACATATCGCTATGAGTTCCGTGTCACCCTCCTTACTCGGATGTCGATGTTCTCAACGTCGTACCCGTCGTCATGTGCGTACTCCTTCATGGCGTCGAGTGGTACTTCGTGCGGTGCTAGTTGCGCTGCCACTGAAGTATCCGGTGCTGCCACTGTAACGTTTACCATGAGGGTCACGGCACATTCTACGTTCCAGAGCTCCATTGGCAGTTCAGGCTTGTCAAGGTGAAAGAGTGCAGAGTCACCATAAATGGCTCTTGCGTCGGACATGTGCCCTTCGCAGACCCGAGTGTCGCCCCTGTCTTCCTTTACGAGCCACTCGGCTGGTCGATCACAACTATCGAGCCAGTCACACTCCCTCAACTACCGCTTCCTTTGCCTTCAGGACGAGCCCGCTCGCGAGCTCCTCGACTGTCACTCCATCTGCCGGAAAGAGTACGAAGGTGAAGCTACCCTGTTCGGTATTGATATCCACCTGAAGCCATTCGTAGCCGGCACTCTCTTTCGGCTCCACTCTGGTCCTCAACACCCTGTGGATGTTCGCGTCCATTGCCATGTCATTCACCCCCTCTCATTGTATCTTCTCCAGCTTCAGTCGCATTCGTACTGCGTCAGCCCGCTGGAACAGTGACCTTGCACCTTGGTCGAGCTCCGCCAGGATATTCGTCTCTGCATCAAAGACGATCTCCTGCTTACCCAGTGTCTCTAGACAGAGCCTGAACCCGAAGGCTATACCCTCTAGCCTGGCGGATCTCTTCTTGTTCCGTTCGTTCAGGTAGACACGAACAAGGCGTTCGTACTTCAGTTGAATCGGGTCCATCGTGCCGTTATCCTTCATCGGCAACTACCTCTGCCTTGACTAGGATGAGAGGTGTCCCGCTAGCACTGAAGTTCGCCAACAGGACAGCACTTGGTACCTCCAACTCCGGTGGATCCGTAAGGGTCACCCGTGCAGTGAAGGTCAGTTCGTACGTGACCTCCATCAGTCCTCCTCCAGTCCGAACAGATGCATGAACAGCCTCTTCATCGGGTCCGTCTCAGGCGGGTCCGGGTTGTCCAACTTCGCCTGCAACACAGCTGCTGCCTCAAGCAGGTCAGCAGCTAGCAGCTTGTACACTGCAGGCCCGTCAGCTTCGACCATGACTCCCCACTCGATGAGCTTCTGGCTGTGTTCGCCAACGACGCTCAGGTACGAACGATGAATCCGAAGGTGTATCTCATTCGTGCCCTTATGGTCATGCTCGCTTGCCATATAATCACCTCCTTCCTCTACATGTCGGTCAATCGGGGTAGGGAGCCTCTACGGCATTCCTACAGGGCACTCCCTACCCCTAGGTGACCGCCCTGTAGGAAGCTAGGCGGTACGTGTTACTTGAACCTTGTCACCCTTCTTCGAGGTAGCCACCTTGATTCTCAATGGCTCCTGAGGCGGAACACCCAGTCGTCGTTCTCGTACTTGACGACCTCGAAGTCCCCGCCTTCCGGATTGAGAAAGTCCTGCACGAACTGCCACTGTACGAGAACCTTCTCTGCCCACTCGACAAACATCGCGGTGAAGTCGGGTGGCGCCTTTGCCCTGAGACGGTCTCGTTCCTCGTCACTGAGGATACCGACCTCCAGGTGAGCCTCTGTGTACGCGCTCAAGCGACATCCTCCCCTTCAAGCTCGGCAGCGATCTTCGCCGCCTTGGCCTCTTCCTCCGCCTTGCGCTTCGCCAGGAACGCGTCGATTTCGTCCCGCACGAGGTATTTGTGTCCACAGACACACTCGTGACTTGGAATGAGTCCACGACGAATCCACCCGAAGATGATCTGTGGTGCCATTTCTAGCTCCTTAGCCAACATGGTTGGCTTCACGATGTTGTCTGCCTCCGGCATGCCACCTCCTTTAGGCAATCGTGGTTCGCTTGTATCTTACAACTGATTATCTCATAGGTCCTAGGTGGGATCGCAAGTCGTCGAATCCCATGTTTATCCTGGAACCTTCTAGTGCATCGCCCAGTAGAGGACCACTAGGAGCAGCGTTGCTTCGATCGCCAGGATCAGTCGAACTGGCCATGGCGCCTTCATGACTTCGCGACCTCGTGACCGACGACCTCGAAGTCAGCTCCGTCGTTGATCTCTTCCTCGGTGATCAGGCGGTCGACCGACAGGCAGTCGAACGAGCCTTGGATACGAAGAAGGCCGATCCCCATGTTCTGTTCGAGATGCGCTTCTTCGGCCTCAATCACTACCAGGTACTTCGGCATGTATACACCTCCCTTCCTAAGCCGAATCGGGGGAGCCCGGAGTCAGTAGCAACACCGATGGTGTGCTCGGGCTCCCCCTGTTCGACTTAGGCCAGGGCCCTTGCCGAACGGCGCAAGGCGCGATTGATCCTACGCCTTGCACGTCGCCGTTGCCGTAGAGTCAACCAGTTCCTGATGTTCCCCACCTCCTGGTGTTCAGTTGGACAGGTTGACGTGGTGCTCGACGACGGCGAGGTACTCCCCCTTCAAGCCCATCGTCTTGTTCGCCGTGTTGCAACGCTCAGCGACGCTGATCGCCTGAGCCATCGTGAACTGGCGCGAGTGCAACGTACGTCCCTTCTCGTTGTCGAAGTACACCGCCGCCTCTTGAACGATCTCCCGCATTCTGATCACCTCCTCTCATTCAATGATATCTCACCCTATGGGAAACCTCAACGCTTTCCGGTGTGATGCTTGTCGAGGTGGTACTGACACAACCAGCGCCCGCAATGATGGCACTGCCCACAGGCCGAACGCCCGCACTCCCAGCAGTCATTCATAGTTCATCACAGTCGTCGTTGCCCTTCAGGTGTGCATCGAGCCACACGTCGATGACGTCATCAAGCATGTCCGCCATCAACGCATCGAAGTTGTTGTACGGAACCAACTCCTTCGGGTGCTGCCATGCCTTTGACTCGAAGTGAAGCATGAGCGCCGTCAGATCGGCCTTCCGGTCCTTCTTGAAGGCCTTCACTGTGTACTGCTTTGGTCTACTCACTGTTCCACCTGCCAGTTGACGGATCGAGCGATGATGGCACCGAGGATGGACTGAGTGGCACTCGATACGCATACCCAGTAGGGCTCGTACCTGATGTCGTCCTCGTCCTCATCGGTCTCGGGCGTCCAGCCCATGATGCTGGACGCCATGTCGTGTGCTGACGCACTAAGTAAGTCATGGACTCGCATCTCCAACTCCGCGGCGTAATCGTTGACTGTCTTTACCGCCATGTTATTCACCTCCCCTTGTGCATAGGTCGAATCGGTGGCAGGAGCCCCCTGAACTCCTGCCACCTGTTCGAACTACGCCGGAACCGGCTTCACGATCACCATGATCGCTTCCACCTGCGGCATGTCGTCCTTGGGCACGTACTGTGTTACCGTACGACCCTTGGCGTCCTTGCCCTGGTAGCGGATCGTACCCTTGGTCGCACGATCGAACGTCAGCTTGGCTCCGCCGTAGATCGTCACCATACCTTCGGTCAGGTCTGCCATGTTATTCACCTCCCTTCGATGAATAGTCCCCATGAAGTAGTGCACAACTCCCACTCCTCAGGGTTCTCGTCCTGATCGACCTTGAGCTTCGGACACCAGCACTCGCTCAGGTCGACTGTCCAGTTGCCAGTGAGAGGGTCTCGTGAACAGAACGGTGGACCGTCTTCCAGCTCGCAGCTATGGTACGAACACCACGGCTTGAACTTCATGTTAGCCCTCCGTGACTGTCGGTTGGTACGTCCAGATCACGACTGGGTCACGAACGTACTCTGTCTCCGTGTCGTACTTGTGGTAGTACGCTGGGTGCTCGTTCTCAAACACGATGCCCCAGTTCGTAGCGCCCTCAGGTGACTTGTACTCCACGATCTTGATGGCCCGTGGATTGTCCGGTGCTTCCTCCTGGTCGTCGGTCATCCTACCGTTACCGGCAATGATGTCCTTGACGATTGCTTCATCACTGAAGCTGCCCATGTTACACCTCCCTCCAAGTAGGCATTCGGTACAGCCCCCTTCGTGGCTGTACCTAGGTGGCTACTTGACGGTCGCGCCTGGCGTGGTCAGTAGGTACTTCGCCTTGGCACGTGTTACTCCTCGTGCATTCAGTGCCATGATCGCGTCAGCCTGACGTAACCATCCTGCACTGACCTTGTGCTTGATGTAGTTCAGGTACTCGTCGTCCAACCTCGGTGGTTCGGCTGGCATCTTGCCGGTCATCGATCGTCTCTGACGTCACCGGCGTACTTCGGTCGGATCTCGAGGTCGAACTGCTGGACGATCTCCCTGTGGTCGTTGACCAACGTGAGCACTGGCATCAGGTTTCCACCCTCTGTCTGCTCGAGGAACTCGTCCAACGTGATGACCACGAAGACGTTGTACTTCGAACCCGTCTCCGCTTCCTGCAACTGCTGCTTCGCCGCCATGTTACTGCACTCCCTTCCAGAAGTAAGTAAGCACGTGCCACGTTCCCTGATGTGCCCACCAGTACGCGACCGTGTGCCCAGCCCTGTGAAGCACGTCATCGTACCAAAGCCACTGTGCTATGTGTCGCACTTGAACACCGCCTTCATCGTCAACAGGATGTCCTTGCAGACTTCGCTGTAGACCGTCATGTCGCCGTAGAGGTCTTCGTTCCAGTCAACCGAGCCATGCTCGTACTCCCCGATGTTACCCGTCATCACGAGGTACGTGTCTCGGATGGTATGCGGGTTCGAGAAGTCATCGTTCACGTTATGCTGACTCGCCCACTTCTCGAACGCCGCCGTAATCGGATATACCTTCGGATCGCTCGTCATGTTGTCACCTCCCTTCGCACTAGGTAGCCTGTTGAGCCTTCGACCTGGCGCTGTTACTCTGAGTCCGTGCTGCTCACCTCTGCGAACTCGCCCTCTTCGGACTCGATCGCTTCGATGACAGCCGACTCTGAGGCGATCTTCGCAGCCTTCTTGGCCTGCCGCTCCGCACGTTCGCGGAGGTATCGGTTCGCCTCTTCGTCACTGACTACAAGTGCCGTGTGACCGCAGCTCGGGCACTCCTTGCGTTCCGCCTTGATGTATCCCATGCGGTACATGTTGTACAAGTGCTGAGGCTGCTTGATGTTGGCACGCTTTGCCAGCTCGTATAGCGTCATGTCTATCACCTCCTCCCGGCTACGGAATGTACTGAATCCCGCTTGCTCAGGCCGAAGGCTCAACACGTTACCTAGTTTGTCTGTTGGCAGTCGGTTACCTCCTTGTCGATGTTACTCTTTATCTTACAACTGATTATATCATAGGTCCATGGTGTGATCTCAAGTCGTCGAATACCATGAACTTCTATGACCTTCCAAGAATCTTTGACCATGTACCTCCTGGCTGTAGACATTCGGTGCCGTTACGCTGACTTACGCAACGGCACCTAGGTACCTACAGCTCCTTGAACGTGGCGCTCTGCTCTTCAACCTCGAACGCCAACGACGGCTCGAAGTTCGTCGTACCCTTGTCGTTTCCGACTTGGGACTGATACACCGCGTCGAGCAGGTGCATGAGCGTCGGTCGTTCTGCGATCTTGACCTTGTACGTAATCGTCACTTCGAACTCCATCGCTGTACCTCCTTCACCGTCACAGTGACCTTGTCGTAGTCACCGTCTAGCGCCGTACGAATCGCTCCTGCGATCCGCTGTTCTTCTTCGGTTGGCGTCATCAGTCCGTTGGACTCGATCTCGACGTCGACCTGTACGTCGTACTGCGCTGCTACCATGTGACCTCGCACCTTCCTTCGGTGATCCACCAAGCGAACGCCGCCAACGTAGGCTCGGCGCCATTCTCCCGTTCGCCTTCTGCGTACGTGCTGAACAACTCTCGCATGTCTGCACGCGTAGGCGTGATCCGTTCTGCCAAGATGTCATACAGCCTTGACGTACGCGCGTACGAGTACATCTCGTGACACCTGCGGTTCTCTGGTTCGGTCATGTTCTGTCCTTTCTTACCACACGTGCAATCGGATTGCGATTCGGAGCAGTAATGCTATTATGCCGTAGAGCATGTTTGTACTCCTTGCTCGTCGGACTTTACTTTAGTCCAACGGATCGATGCTGTTCAGCCAGCGCTCTTCGTTCTGCTGCAGTACCTTGGCGAACTCTTCTGCAGTTAGTACACCGGCGTTCTGTGCCAACTTGTTATCGACACGCTTCGTACACCGTCTGCATAGTTCGCGTCGTTTGCCGTCTACTGTTCGGTATGCAACGAACGCCTCGTCTGTAATCCAACATCCACAGGGTTCGTTGTCCTCGGGTAGACCGTCGCAGATGATGAACTCGAGCTCGCCGGTTCTGTTGTAATGCCATCCGCCTGACTGCGGATAATGCTTTCGGCTTCCTACGAACTCGTTACGTCTCATCTGTCGACTCCGACTCCTGCTCCTGAATCAACTCGGCTAGTTCTGCTTCCAAGTACGATTGCTGCTCCGACTTTACTTGCTCTGCAGTCGGTATCGTCTTACTCTCGTTACTGTTCATATGTAGTCACCTCCCGTCTCTTTATCTTATAACATATTATATCATATTCACATAGGTTGATCGCTAGTCGCCGAGTCATATGAAGTTCTATGAAGATCCAAGGTTTGTTGACCAAAGTGTAGGAGTCATAGAACTAGCCCGAGGAATAGCCCTAGGAATAGCCCGATGGAAACTGCTGCGGTCCGGACTGTATAGTTATACACTGGATATAGTGAGTAGTTTCTGATCTTAGTTATAATAAGAGTATATATATATAGATATAAATAGATATAAGGAGTGTATTTCTGTACTGGAATGTTGTATTATCCGTTATATATCTACCCCCTTTCTCTAGCTAAGCCTCAACGTATACTCGCTATATCCCGTGTGTCCTATGTGTAACGTAAATGAGCCGTGACTCTAAGTTATACTAGCGCGAATCGGAGGCTGTTCGGCAGCCGGGTCATGAGGCCCTGTGGTGCTTCGTCCACGAGCCCGCCCGCGCCCGGTCCTAGGCCGCCCGGTCCTAGTCGAGCGTGAATCTAGGGACCTGGGGTCCTAGGTTTCCATGTAATGCCCCACCGTGAGGGTCCCATGTTACGGGTCCTAGATGAAAAGAAGGCAGGTTGGGCTACTCCCCGCCGGGCAAGGTGGCCCTGGATTCCGACGTACTAGGCCCGGAGGCCTAGTACGTCGGATCGACCGGAGTCGTCGTCGCCGTACGAATCGCGAGCCGCGCGATCCGCTCGAGCTCGGCCGCGAGGCCGAGAATCTCGTACGCCGTCGGATGCGTTACGACGGTACCGGCCGGCAAGTTGCCGCGGTCGCCGTCGATCTGCTTGACGACGAACTGTACGCGGCCGGAATCGCCGTACGCGCGTAGCGTCGCCTGAACGACGTCGCCGTTCTCATCACGGAGTG